TCAGGCCCGACCCGCGCAGGTTCGCCTCGCTCAGGTCCGCCCCGCTCAGGTCCGCCCCGTACAGGTTCGCCCCGCTCAGGTCCGCTCCGCGCAGGTTCGCCCTGCTCAGGTTCGCCCTGCTCAGGTCCGCCCCGCGCAGGTCCGCCCTGCTCAGGTCCGCCTCGCTCAGGTTCGCCTCGCTCAGGTCCGCCCCGCTCAGGTTCGCCCTGCTCAGGTTCGCCCTGCTCAGGTTCGCCCTGCTCAGGTCCGCCCTGCTCAGGTCCGCTCCGCGCAGGTTCGCCCTGCTCAGGTCCGCTCCGTACAGGTTCGCCCTGCTCAGGTCCGCTCCGCGCAGGTTCGCCCCGCCATGTGTGTAAAGAACTTCCCCCGTCCTCTTATGCTTGATTTCGATCATAATTACCCTCTTTGCTAGTTTCGTGCCGACTAACTCACCTAGAATTAGCCGACTAATTCGTTAATCTGGAGATTACGCGACACCGGTGTCATGCGGCCGAGTAAATTCACGGTGTTACCGTGTCATACCGCGCACCTTTTTGCGGGGTTATTCGAGCCATCGCGACCACGCGACGTAAATGAGTGTAATTCCGAGCATGTACGCCGCGACCGCGAAGACGATCACGGCTTCCTCCCGGCGCGGTACGTCGCTAGGGCCAGCTTGGCCGTATTGCGCGCCTCCTCTAGGGCTCGCTCGGCCTCGCGTAGCTGTAATAGGGCGGCATCGCGCTCGCCCCATGGCGCCTCACGCCAGGCGCTCTCGAACGCAGCATGCACGGCTTTGGCTTGCGTCACACGCTCATTCGCGGCTTTGACCGGGGCGTAGTCGACGGCGGATGCGCGCCGCTCTTTGCGAGGCGTCTGCGATGCTAATACCGCGCGGATGGCCTCGCACGCCGCGGGATGGCAGCGCCCGAGTATTTCCAGGCCTTGCTCAATTAGCTCTGCACGATTCATCGGAGTTATTCCTTACGTCTTACAGTTTCGAATTGTTTGTGGCTTGACGATGTAATGGCCTAAGACCATGAAATGTTTTCCCTCTTACATACCTTACACTCTTACAATAAGGTTAGGAGTAGGAATATATAGGGGGGGCTGAAGGAGGGGGGGGGTCTTCAGCCCCCCCCCTTCGCGGCTCCCTCTTAGGATCGACCCAAAAAGTGTAAGGATCCGTAAGAAGAGAATGATATCGAGGCCTTACATCACATTACGTGTCAAGCTTCGTTGTGCGATTCTGACTAACCTTTATCACCCTTTATCACCTTACAGGTCAGGTTGTTACCGACCCGAAAACGAGTCATCCGAGTGCCCGAGCTCGCCAATGTGCGCCGGGTAGAGCTTCCAGTTACCGTGCGAAACCTTAGGCGCGGCGGGCACTTGGCCGTAAATCGTAATCTCCGGAACGTTGACAGTGACCCCGACTCGCTCCGTGACGCCTTCGCGCGGCAGGGTCGGAATAAACCCACCTTCGAGCGCGGGAATACTCATTGCGTCACTGTACGCAGAAACAGTACGGGGCATCGCGAACCGTGCTCCGGGGTTATTTTCGTGGCCCGACGCGCTCGCGTGCGTGTCCCCAGAGCTCGCGTGCGTGTCCCCAGAGCTCGCGTGCGTGTCCCCAGAGCTCGCGTGCGCGTGCGCGTGCGAGTTTACGACGCCGAACGTGGTGCAGAGGGCGATAATAATTGATCCCGCGACGATATTTGAGGTTTTCATGGTCGGCTCCTAATTGATTTCGAGATAATTGGTTAATTGCGATTATCGTGCCGAGCGCGCTCGGATGACGCGGCGCACTTCTTCGATACGTCGAGCTCGGTAGCGCGCCCGCCAGGTGGAGGCGAGCATGGCCAGGTCTGCCGCGATATCGCCCCGTAGCGAGGCGCTGAGCGCCTGCTCGGGCGTGCGTAGGGCCGTCACGCGGCCACCTGGAGGACCGCGCCCGACGCCTGGTGAACTATGGTGCATTGCCATCCGCCGCGAGTGAGGGACGCGGCCAGGGCGCATGCGTCGGCGCAGAGCATTCCCGTGCGCGTGTAGACGGCGTGGACGCCGCGCGTTGCGGTAACGGTGTAGAGGCTCATTTGCCACCCGTCGCGAGGGAACCGCCGAGGGTTTCACGAATCATGTCTGCGATGCGTAGGGAGCGCGCAGTGGCCAGCGCGCGGTCTGCCGCCATGGTGGCGACGCTCGTCATGGCGACGACGTTGGCGTGGCTCGTGGGGGCCGTGGTGTGGAGGATGCTGCGGAGAGTGATCGTCTTCATAATAGGGAGTAATGCAGTATCGATGCCAATTAGCTAATTAGGATAAGTCATTGATATCTTGGCAATGGTATGGCATCGTCGTCATAGGGGAATAAGAAGACGAAGGATATCGCGATGTTAGGGTGTCATAGGGGTGCAATGATTGCGTAGTATGTGTAGGGGGATAAAGGTTGATATATGTATGAATGCAGATTTTTTGACGATGGGGCCCCACCCCGGGCCTCCTTGAAAAGCGACCCTGAGCCCGCGCGCGTACCGATCGAAAAAATATTTTCAAAAAATTTTCGAGGTAAATAAAGAAATATTTACGGATAAATAAAGAAATATTTATTTCTGGTTGGACCCTGAGCCCGCGCGCGTACCGATCGAAAAAATATTTTCAAAAAATTTTCGAGGTAAATAAAGAAATATTTTCGGGTAAATAAAGAAATATTTATTTCTGGTTGGACCCTGAGCACGCGTGCGCGCGATCGAAAAAATATTTTCAAAAAATTTTCGAGGTAAATAAAGAAATATTTTCGAGGTAAATAAAGAAATATTTATTTCTGGTTGACCTTGAGCCCGCGCGCGTACCGATCGAAAAAATATTTTCAAAAAATTTTCGAGGTAAATAAAGAAATATTTTCGGGTAATATTTCTTTATTTACCTCGAAGCGTAAATAAATACGCATTTACGCGCGGGCAAAATGCGAACGGTCGAGTACGCTGCCGGCACATCGGGGCACATTTGCGCCTCAAAAGTAGCTCGTCCGTGTCAATTTAGTTGCGAGCGCGGCGGGGCGTCACTACTAAGCGGACACCGGGCTCTTCGTCCGGTTGGAGGCCCGCATGACCTTGCGAATGTTTGAGATGATCGACACCTGGAACGCCCTCGTCGTAGAGGCCCGCGCCATAGGCGTCCCGCATTACTTCGTAGACCATCTCGCCCACTGCGTCGCCATTGTGGAGGCGAGTGCGGGCGCGGGTGTGGTGGAGCTCTACGAGGCCGTCACTGCGGCCGTACGCGCGCAGCGCTTCGTCGTCGCGAACTTGCCGGCGTAGCTCAGCAGAGCGCCATCAAGAAGATGGCAATCGCGAACGCGACAAGCTCGGGCCCGTGGTCGCTCAAGTAATCAACCATCGAGGGCGACGGGCCACACGAGCTTGTCGAGCGGATAGCCGTCCGCGAGCACGACGGCGGCGTTCTGGAACAAGACCTTGTTGGCCAGGTTGCGGGGGCGCAGGCCGGGGTTGCCGGTGTCGTTCAGCCAACCCTCGCCCCGACACGTCACATCGCGACCGGCGTCGCCTGCGGGGCCGGCACACGTCCGGAAATCGAGCTTGGCCACGGCGGCGTCGAAGTGCGGCGCGCGCCAGCCGGCGCCCGCTGCCCATGCGCACGAGTGCGCGGCGAGCTGCGCGTCGGCCGGCCACTGCGACCAGTTGGCCCAGCGCTTGACGAACCACGACTCATTCGAGGCCATGCGCTCTTGCACGAGCTGCACGACCGTCGTCGGGGAGAGGTACAGCGGGCGCGGCGCGCGCTTCGGCCACCATGCGAGCTTGCCCGCTTTGACGGCCTGCCACTCGGCTTGCACTTCCCCGAGCGACGCGAGTATACCGTCCGAGCGACGCTGCCATGCGATGCCGAGTGCGGCACCGACGGGGTCAATCAGATTACCGACCCCGCACGTCACGAGCCCGAGGCAATCCACATACATTTCGTACACGGTGCCTTCGTACGCCGCCGTGAAGTCGGGGAAGGCGGCGAGGACGTCGGGGTAGCTCACCGTCTTACTTACCCGAAGGAAACTTGGCGGCCTCGGCGGCGTCGACTTCGACGTTCACGGCAGCGACGGCGGCCTGAAGGGCAGTTTGCTGCGCATGCGCGGTGATGAGCGTGACGAGTTTCTTGGAGAGCTCCCCGGCCGCGAGGACGACCGGCACGAACTCCGCTTGGCCAACGAGCGGTAGCGCGAGGTCGATGAGCGTCTCGGCGACGGAGATTCCGGCGATGATTTGGTCGGGGGTCATTTGCTTCCGTCTCCCGGCGCACCGGCATCCAGGGGCACCGTGCAACCGCCAGCGTCCCCTAGGGGGCCGTCCGGCGAGCAGTAGTGAGCGACCACGGCGGCGCGGCAAGCGTCGGCCTGGGCCTTCGTGGTTGCATTGGCGACGCACGCCAAGGACTCGGTCCGGTACGACTCCGTCGCGTTCACGGAAGCGCAGGCCAGGAGCGAAGGCCCCCAGCAACCACCATGAACGAGGGCGATCACGCCGATGGCGCGAAGGAATCTCACGATTTCACCGCGGGCGTGAGGAAGGATTGCTTCGCGAGGGCGATACCGACCAGGACCATCGATAGCGCGGCGCGCTCGACGGTCGCCTTGGATACGCCGGTATTTACCAAATAGTCGACGAAGGCGGTCGCCATCGGTGCGCCGAAGAACAAGGCCCAGTGCTTCCAGTCAAATTTCACGATTTTGGCTCCGAAAAGGCCCGAAAAGGGCGAAAAAGACGTGAAAAAGGCGTCAAAACGCCGATTAGACTTCGGCGACGATGCCGCTCGCGGAGGTGCCGGTGTGCTTCACGAGGACCCAAAAACCGTCCACGTAGGTGCCGGATTGAACCGTTCGGGCCACTGGGGCTGTATCTGCCGCCATTTGGGCGGTCAAAGTGCCACCAACACCGACGAAAAGTCGGCGCGCGTAGAACGATTTGAAGCCCGTGGTCGTCGGATTCGTCAAGTCAACGTCGGCCGAGGACACATCGACAGCGAATTGCTGGCGCGGGATGAAAAGGCCGACACCTTCGTCGAGGCGGCCGGGGATGTTCGTGAGCGCCATTTACTTTTTTTCTTTCTTGTCGACCAGTTTAGTGACAAGCCGGCGCCCGCCTTCGGCGACCATGGCTAAAACGAAGACCGAAACGAGCTTTTCCGCGTACGTGACGTATGGGGAGTTGATCAGGGCGATAAAGCCAGTAATGACGCTCGTCGCGACGGAGGCGCTCGGGCTGTAGCTGTGAGAGCTCACTTGAGGACGTACCCGCCACCCGGCGAGCCCCCGTTGATCCAAGTGAGGTCGATGCCGGCGGAGACCGCGCCCCCGGGGAGGACGACAGTACCGGCGGCGGCCGACTGCGTCGCCTGGTTCGGCGGGGGTTGCGCGATCGTGGTTGCGGCCGGGGCGACGACCGAAATCGTCCCCGAGACGTAAGACGTATTCTCGTCTTGCTTGATTTCGACAGACTGGTTCAGGCTCAGGAGCGGGAGGTTGATCGTCACGTTTCCGTGATTCGTCCCAACGAGGACGAAGTCCCCGGGCTTGGCCGTATACGGAGACGCAGTCACGCCGCCCGTACCGTCACCATTTACATATACCGTATTCAAGATGATAGCTCCTCCGCCCCCGGCGCCGAAGGCGCTTTCAGCTAAACCTAGTCCAAGACGAAATTTCATAGCGTTACGGCGATCCCGTAACGCTGGTGAAGATACTGAAGCAACGAATCGCGCTGTGCCGTTGTTGGGATAACGTTTAGCATTACAACCTCGGCCATTTGATACGCGGTCGCGCCGGCCTGTAGGGTAGCGTTTAGCGCGTTTACACCATAAGTATTCGTGGCCGTGACGCTGGCTGCTATTACGACACCGTTGGCTCGCGCTTGCCAAGCTCCTGTACCTCCCGAGCCCGACGACTCCGAGCTATAGATAATCGGGGAGGCAAAGCTGGAACCTTTGACGAACCCGGGGCGCGTAGTGCGCGCAAATCCATCGTAAATATTGCCGTCCGTGAAGGGGATATTGCTTGCAGAACCTTGACCGCTCCAATTGGCGTTGTCGACGTATAGGGCGCTTGGTGCGTCGGCCGCTCCTTGCATGACGACAAAGCGATTTGCCGCGGTGCCGTTCAGAATTGTGTTGCCGTGCACGAAGTTGAAGTTACCTGTGCTGGCGGTGAAATTGATGGCCGATTGGCCTCCGATGCCGGAGCCTAGCGCCACCCCGGCGCCACCTGTGCCGTTGAACCCGTTCCCGGACATATCGTTCCACGTCGTGGAACCGTTGAAGCCCTGGTCAGCGCGAAGCCATAGACGCAGAGCATTGCCAAAAACGTATTTTGGCGTTTGCCAGTTGGGAGGATTTGCGCCTATGCCTTTGCCTATGCCTAGCGCAAAGGCGCTGGACGACACGCAAAAGAAAAGGAGGCATAGCCAGCTAGCAAGGAGTAGTTTTTTCATTAGTTTACCGAGTTGATGGAAGCCAGAAACCAATTCGTACCGTCGAAGCTGAGGGTCGCTTGCCGGGCCTTGCTGGCCGGGAGCGTTACGAGCGTGCCGCCACCAGCGCCGCCGTTGACGATCGGCATGGTAAACGCACCGAGTCCGAGGCGCACGATCGTGACCGATTCGCCGGACACGGCACTATCGGTATTGACAGTGATCGTGCGGCTGGCAGTCAAAGCCGTAGCGGCCGGTAATACAAATTGCGAAGCGTTCAGTGTACCTGCGACCGATAGACCACAATCGACTGTCGTGCTAGCGTCCGTGAGCGTGGCGGAGAGCACCCCAATTCCTGCAATTTGCGAGGCGTTGCTATCGTAGGTAAGCTGGCTCCATGCGGCCGGTGTCCCACTCTTTACGGCGTTGCCTTGAAGTTGAAGAATACTTATGACGCCGGCCGATGTAGTGGTCGCCCCCCCGCTCATGGTCACCCAAGCCGGGGCCGTGGCGCCGGAGTTTTCTACCAAAAACTGGCCCGCGGAGCCGCCCGTAAAGTTAGCTAGTGCGAGAGTGCCGGTGATATTGGAATTAGAGGTGAGTGAAATCGTACTGGCGGCGGTAGTGCCGCCTACCGCGCCGCCCATCGATAAGGGAACATTGTAAGAGGCGTCGGAAGTCCGAATGCCGCATGTGGCGGCAATTATCACTAACGCCAATAGTATCGGGGTGAAATATTTACGAAACTTCATAGTCATACCCTCAACAAATCCACCAGTTAGTGCCGTCTGCCCGTAAATCGAAGGATTGCAGCGTAGTAATGGGGAGACTGCTTCCGTTTTCGATTGTCTCCCCTGCGTGCGGTAAAAGCGTCACGGTCCCCGATCCCGCAATGTTTTTATGGCCTATTCTACGACCGAATACCGGAGGCGGTAGCGTGACCGAAATACCTGCCGCTCGGTTATAATAAAGCTGCGCATCGGTATCTAGGATCGTGTAAGTGGCGGCTGAGACAACCTGCCCCGGGGTGTTATCCCCGGCCCCGTCGCCGACTTGATTCCACGTAGAGGTGGCGGCCGACCAAGCCCACGCTACCACCATTTTGGGGGCAATAACGCAACTCACCCCGTTTTTGCACTTGACAGTGCCGGCTTGCGGAATAGTAACCGAAGTCGCTCCCGTATTGTACAAATACAAGTCTTGCGATTGCGTGAGCGTTGGGGGCGCGGCAATGGCCGTTCCTGTGAGAACGAAGGGCCCCCCGGTTACCGCAAACGATACCCAGGAATAAATCGCATCGAATTGAAAGCCTGTGCTTGTGACGGTGGGGCGTTCTTCGATAAATCCAAAAGCCTGATCAGCCGTAAAGTTGAAGCCTTTAGTCGCTGACATCTGGTTCAGCGAATTGAAGTAGACGCCTAGCGGAAAGACGCCTACCGTGCTAGTAATCGGGTTCAATCCCGACCAGTGCCCGGTAACCACGATGGGGTCGACGAGAATGTCGCCGAATGCGTTCCCGGACAGCAGAGGCTCGTGAATTTGAATACTGCGCGCGCCTCCTATGATAATGTTAGGGTAGGACGATTCGAAATATGCCTTATCGATTTTGGTTGCGATTGGCGTACAGGTACCTCCACCGAACCCAATGCCGATGCACGCTCCTCCGTTGGCGGAGAGCAACGGAGCGCCCATGACGTGCGGACCATACAGGCCAGCGAACATCATCCCATAGCAAGCGTTCCCTTGCCAAATGCCGCCGTTCATCAGGGAATTGTTGTTGTCGCCGCTCTCTTCTTCGTGGTAGCCGTCGCCAACGCAAATCGCGTAATCCAAACCCGAAACCGACGACGTTGGTTGGAACGAACCCGTTCCGCCAAGTGTGATCGTGTTGGACGTGACAGAAGCCACTTGCCAGAATTTCGTTGCCGACGAAAGCGGAGTAGGGCCTAGGCGCAAAACGTCGCCAGGGCGAATGCCGAGCGTCGTGAGGTTGGGCGCGCCCGAGAACGCGACTAAATTCGAATTGGCGGTCGTGGCTGCTGTGCCTGTAATAGTGGCTGGCGGTAACGATCCAAATGTTCCATACTCGGCCACGAGAGACGCCGTGCAGCGAATTTGCCCATTTTGCGACGCCCAACAACGATGGAACTCGCATTGATCATTGATGCAATGCGAGCCATTGGACGAACCTCCCGATCCGTCATAGTTCACAGCCATGTGGATGCCGTCCACCAAGCACCCTCGAGCAAAAACGTTGAAATGCGAAACCGAAACGCCCTGACAATAGAGCCCGTAGGTCGCTTTATTCGCGCCGTCTAGCTTGATCCCTCGCACGCAACAATCAGTAGCGACGATGTTTAGCAGCGACTTCATCGTTGTTGCGGCAACGAAAGTAGTGCGATTGCCTCCCGCTGCGACAGAGCCGTCGCCCCAGCCTTCTCCCTCCATGCGAAAAGACCACGTACCGGGTACGTTCAGAGGGACCGTTAGCGCGTGCGTGCTGGCGTTTGCGGCCGATAGCAGGTAAGTGCCCACGGCGTAAACGGTACTGTGAGTCAAAATGGCGAAGTTGATAGCACTCTGGATTGCTGAGGTAGAGTCCGTAACACCTGTTGGATCGGCGCCGAAATCTCGAACGTCCACTACTCGATCAAAGCGGTATCCGCTGTTTTGTAGTACCCACCGGCTCGAGACGGCGTCGTAAGTGAAGGTCGCGCTGCCTTTTCGCGGCGCAAGGATAACCGGGAGCCCGGATTGCGTGTCGATGCGATTCGCGGCCGTGGACGAGGCGTCCTCATGGACGAGCGTCATCACCTGCGAGGTCGTATTGATAATAACAAGTGGTTGCCCTGCATTTACCCCCGCGACGGCGAAGCCGCCGATCGAGAAAGCCCCCGTTGGGCCGACAATGCGCTGGGCTAGCAGAGAGGCCGTCGCAATGTTGGAATTGAGCCCGTTTGCCAACGTCATCAAGGACTGGCCGCCGGCACTACTGCCGGGTACGCCTTGCGGCCCGGTTGCGCCGGGGTCACCCTTGACGCCGGGGACGCCGAGGACGGTAGAATAGCGAAATCGTGTTACGGGGCCGCTCATGGTGTCAAAGTCCCCGGAACTATGTTGTTGCCGTCGACGGTCTGTATCCAACCACCCTCGGCGCCGCTGCCATCGATGACGACGGAGGTGACTTGTTGCGCGATGCCGGCGAACGTGAAGTCGGCGATTGCCGTATTGACGACGCGCTCGTCGACCGTGACGCGCACGCGGGTCGCTTGTTCCGACCAGACGTAGGCAAGGTTGATTGCGTTGAGCTGCGCGGTCACGGTCTCGGCGCGGATGCCCGTGCGGATTGCGTCGATGAGTTCGGACGCTTCGACGGATTTGTCGAAGGCTTCGGCGCGTAGCGTGATCACGATCGTGCGGTTGCCGATTTCGGAGGTCGTGAGCGAGTTCGCGGGTTGCCCGGGCAGATTGTAGACGACTCGATGCTCGTCGACCGCGAGCGCGCTCATGCTGAAGACTTCGAGGCTCACGTCGGCGCGGTCGGTGTCGCTGATCATCCCGCGCGGATCGGTTTCCCATCGCGTCGCATTGCGACTGAGGCCGCACGCGTTGTTGAGGATTCCGGCGATGACTTCGCGGAACTTCTCGCGGTCGAGTACGCGGGTCATTTGACCTCGCGCGGGGGGCCAAAGGTTTCGAGGACGTGCGGGGTCAGGATTCGGACGATCGATTCCTCCCAGTCGTCAATGCGAGGGTCTTCTCGCTTGACGCCCAACGCCGACGCCATCGCGTACACCGCGCCCGAAAGGTGGACGAGGGCGTGTAGCGTCTCGTGCGTTTTCCAAAAAGAGCGTGTGTGTTTCGGATTCTGCTCGTCGAGCCAAAGCGTCGAAGTGTCGACGTCGTAGCAGCCGTAGGCTTTCTCAAGCCCGGGCTGATCGACAGCGGACCCCTCGCGCACGGGGATCGTGAGGCCGCAGACTTTGATGGCGCCCGCGTTCTTCATCGCGCACCGACTTCGTATTCGATGCCTTCGATGAGTTGCCCGCTGCGGACGAGCGGCGTCGTGTCGTACCCTTCGCGCGCCTTGCGCGTTACGGTCGCCTCTTGAAGCGGCGGGGGGATATTCTCCCAAATACGCTTGCGAATGCCGTCAACGCAGTATTTACCGAATTTCTCTTCCCAGGCATCGCTCGAGAGGATGAAGGACAATACGGCGGCGCGCAGGCGGCGCATCCATGAAGCCTGTTCTTGATCGACCCATGCGCGCAGGAAGGAACGCTGCGGGGCGCTGCCGAGACCGAACTCGTGAATCGCGCCGATGTCGGCGACGGTCATCCCCGGCGTGCCGTCGTGCGGCGCGTCCGTGACGCCCACGCGCATCATCTTCCCGTCCCGCATCTTGCGGACGTTCGTGAGGACGAGGCCGTAGCCGCGGTCCCTGTCGATAATTTGGACGCTCACGAGACTCGGAATCCCGAGGTAACGCTCCGCATGAGGAGCATAAACTCTTCGCCGTAGGACGTGCGGGCATATCCGACTTTGCGGCCGTTCAAGACCGTCTTGGCGTTTTGCCCAAAAGGCGAGACCGCAAGCTTGTGCGCGGCGAGGTACATTTGACCTTGGTCCGACTTCGTCATCGGGCCGCCCGCGACGCCGAGGGCGCCCCACACGGACGGGTCGAGTTCGAGTGCCGCCGCCGCGAGCATGGCCGTAACGAGCACGTCCGAGACGCCATTCATCTCGGGAAACTGCGCTCTCATCATCGCCAGGGTCGCCATTAGTTTACCCTGTTAGTTTAGCGCCTAATTCACGTCGGAAAATCGAACCACGGAATCGTCGTCGTCCCTATGGGCCCGAGAACGTTCTGCTTATGCAAAGCACCCGAGAGGGCGAGCACAATGGCTGCCGTCGAGACGAGGCTCCACGTCGTGTTGATTTGCGCCGTCGTACTAACGACTACGGCAGCGGTCGAAACGAGAGATGCAACGGCCATGCGGCCGTCAGGTCGTTACGATGCGCAGTCCGTCCACGAGTTCGCGCGCGTCCGCCAGGGAGATCGGGAAAGTCGGTGCGGCTTGCGTTCCGCCGAAGCTTGACGCCTTGGAGATCGTGACGCCGGCCGAGGTGCAGCGCAGACGCCATCCGCCCTTGAGCGTCAACAATACGACGCCGTCGGTTGGGTCGGTGAGTTTGCCCGTCGTTGCGGTGACGACAGCGCACGTCGAAGTGAGTGCCGAGACAGTCACGTCACGCCACCGTGACGGTAAGGGCCCCGGTCAAGAACTCGACGGTGTCGCCCGATGCCACGGCGACGGGGGTAAACGCCCCGTAGACGAGCATGTTGCCTGCGGTCACCGCGTCGTAGAGCGCCCAGCCGGCGATCGTGCCCCAGCCTGCGCCCGTAGGCGAAGCGAAGACCTGATTTGCGCCGGTGGCCGCGGTCGCGGGGGCCGCGCCGCTTGGTGCGACGAGGGTCGTAACGCCCGGGGTTATCGAAAGACGGACGTAGCCATTGGTTGCGGGGACCTCGGTCGCTCCGCTGTCGACGCCGTTGATCGGCGCGACCGTGAAGAGCGCGAGGAAGGTGTGCGCGGGAACGGCCGGGAAGGTCGTTCCGCGAAACCAGTTGAGAAGAGCGTTCTCGAGGTACTGCGATGCGCCGGAGGTGACGGTCATTGGATCAACCGGCCGCGCCGTCGAGCGCGTTCACGCTCAAGGGGTAGGGAACTCGGATTCCGCCGACGCGCATATGGCAGGGGACCTTGAAGGCCATGTTGACCATTTGCGGGGGGAGCTGCTCGAACTCTTGCGGCACGATGAGGGAGAAGTTCTCCTCATTGCGCTCGCAGAGAAGGATGCGGGGGCCGACCGTACTGCCGTCCTGCTTTTTGCCCGCGTTCTCGAGCATCGTCGTCCAGTAGACCGCCTTCAACCAGGGGCTCTGCTTCTGCATGAATTGCAGAATCGAGTCGTCGGTGAACGTCGTCGATCGCGCCGTGGTCGCGAGAGTTGACCAAATCGTCAGCGGCAGGATCAGCGTGTCGGGCTGGTGAACGCCCTTGGAGGTCTGAATGACGGAGAGCTGAAGTGCGTTGAAGTCCGCGAGAATCGTGTTGACCGACGTGCCCGCGAGGGTCCAGTTGTTGGTCGTGGTCGTGACCGTCAGGCCCGGGAAGTTCGACATTCCGTACATCGCCAAGGGGTCATTGGTGTTTTGCGTCACCGGGGCGAACTGCAAGCCCTGCGAGGCGCCCGTGCCCGGAATCTGCTTCACGCCGTAGAAGGCGATCTGCTCGAATGCCTGTTCCATCGAGCGGCGCGCGGCGAGGGCCTTGCGGGTCTCGAGGGGAATGCCGGCCATGCGGGCGCGGCGGATGTCCTGGTACGAGTAGGTGTAGCTCGTGCCGATTGACAGGCAGCGGCTCGACCACTCGGACATCATCACTTCGCTCGACGGCATATCCGCCGAGTAGTCGTGAATCAGGCCGGCGGCTCCGACGCGGTCGAATTGCTGCCAGGCGTAGATTTCCGTTGCGGGGTCCAGGCCGGTGAAGACCGGGAAGATCTGACGAGCCTTGAGCTCGGGGTATTTGACGTCGAAGGTTCGGCTCTCGACGGTCGTCAGCGCGCGAATGGCGAAGGCGGTTCCCGCTGCGGAGTCGTTGCGGTCCTGGCCCATGGCCTGGAGAACCTGCGGGGTAATGTAATCCGCCAGGTCGTATCGGTGACCCGAGCCGCCGGGCAGTTCACGAGAGAAAGAGAGGTCGATCATGATCAGGCAGCTCCCGGCAGATTCACGTCGAGAAGGACGATGTTGCCGCTGCCCGTCAGGGTCTGGCGGACGCGGAACTGGTGACCCGCATTGGCGATTTCGGTACCGGCGCCCGAGCTGGTCGACGCGTCGGTGAACTTGCCGCGGTCTGCCGCGAGCGTGCTGGAGTGGTAGGCGTTGGGCATACCGAAGGCGGTCTGCGTAGTGCCCTTCCACTCGGCGTAAATCCGGCCGCGCATGAGCACGGGGACCATGTCGCCGATGTTGTATTGCGGGCCGCCGATGCCGTAGGCGGTGATGCTCGTCGAGCCGCTCTGCTCGCGAGCAGTCACGAGGACCGACACACCCACTGGGGCGAATGTCGTCGAGGTCTGCTGGCATTGCTGAACCGACACGCCGTCCGTCGCCATTTCGACGGCGCGTCCCGGCTGAATCACCTCGTTCGCGGGGAACGAGACGATCTCGTTGTAGGCCATATCGGCCAACTGCCCGGGCATTGCGAATGCCGGGAACTGATTGACCGTTTGCTGGCCCTGAATGACGGCTGTCATGCGCTCACCTTGAGTTCACCGGAGTTGCGCCAAGCGTTTTGGCTGTCCGCGAGATGCTTCGTGTAGAGGTCCGTGTATTTGGGGATCACGACTGCGTCAGCGCGGTCGCCCGCGACCGGCGCCGCGACGACTGCCGCGAGCGAGGGGTGCGGCTGCGAGGCGTACACGGCGAGAATCGTGTCGACGGTCTCGGCGCCGAGGCTGTCCACGCGGGCCGCGAGGTCCGGGGTGCGCTTGGCGACGATTGCCCGCTTGATGTCGAGGGTCGATTTGCCGGCCGTGTCGACGCCCGCGGCTTTCGCCGTGGCAACGATTGCGGTTCGCTCTTCGACGAGCGCGTCGAGTCGCTCCGGGGAGACTTGCGCGACCGCGACTGCGAGATCCGCATTGGCCTTCGCGAGAGCGGCCGTCAGAGCGGGCACCTCCGCGGCGTCAGTGCGGGATTTCGCCAGTTCGCCAGTCAACGCGGTGACTTGTGCTTGGAGGGCTTCTAGATCCACATTCGAGTTTAGCGACGCCGCGATCTCATCCCCTGCGGAGTCGAGTCGAAGGGAGCAATCCTGACCGCCGCGGGGCGCTTCTCCCATAAGGAGGGCGACGTGATTCCCGCGAATATTTCGCTGGACTCCGTCATACGGCTCTCCTTCGGGCGTAATGCCGGGGGTCGGGTCGTAATCGACGCGATATCCGCAAGAGAGACTATGCGCTTTTCGCGCCAGCACGTTCTTTACTGACGTCTCGTCTCGGACGTAGACCTCAGAGACCGCGAAACCCGCATCCTCGCGAACGTTCTCGCCAAGGTGCCCGATTGCGTTCCCTTTCCAGGTCGCCGACGTCACTTTGCGGCCGGCCGGATGATTCAGCGTGACAGTAGAGGAGGCGAAGCTCGCGAGGGATGCCGGGGCGAATACTTCGCTCGGGGGGCGGTATTCGCGGCGCGCGGTGCCGTCGGGATTCTGATACACGAAAATCCCGGGTCGCGTGAGCTGCCCAACGACTTTGATGGAGCCGTCCGGCAATTGCTGAATTGCGGAAGCGTCGAGGCGGAAGTCGGTAAACCGAAGCACAAGAGAGTTTAGGGCGATGCGTCCCCACTAAACTCCGTGAGAGGGTTTTTGCCCCATGCCGATCGCGGACGTAGTCAATATTAGTATTTCGGTAAGCGGGGCCGGCCCGACGGGCGCAGGCTTCGGCGAGCCGATGATTGCTGCGTACCACACGCACTACACGGATCGCGTGCGCGAGTATTCCTCTCTCGCGGGCATGGTCACGGACGGATTTGCGGTTACGGATCTGGCATATCTCGCCGCCTCGAATATCTTCGGCCAGACGCCTTCGCCCCCCTTCGTGAAGGTCGGCCGTCGCGCGACGCCGCTTGCGCAGGTCATCCACCTCACCTGTCTTTCGGTGAGCGCGCTCGACACCTACGTCTTCCAGCTCCGATCGCCTGGCGGTTCGTGGAGCGTCGTCACCGTCGCCTCGACGGGAGTCGTCGCAACGGACGTCGCCACGATCAATACGGCCGTTACCGCGCTCAGCATCACGGGACTGACCTGCACGCACAATGCGACGGACGTCATTTTGACGATGGCTACCGGCAAGTGGATCGACGTCAAGCCTGATGTCGTCTCTCACATGACGCTGGCGGATACGACCGCCGACGGCGGCGCGGCCCTCGCGGCCGACCTCGCGGCGATCCTCGCGGCGGATAGCAACTGGTACGGCCTGCTTCTCGATACGCAGTCCCCGGCGGAAATCGCCGAGGCTGCCGTCTTCGCCGAGGCGAACAAGAAACTCTTCATTTGGAATTGCTCGGACTCCGCCATCGCGAACGCCGGGAGCACGACCGACATCGCGTATACGGAAAAGACCCTCGCGCATGCGCGCAGCGCCGGCCTCTTCGCGCAAACGCAGCTCCTCTGTTACTCGGCAGCGGCCTGGATGGGGCGCTTGTTCCCGACCGTCGCCGGCACGGAGAACTGGGCATTCAAGACCTTGTCGGGCGTGCCGGTCGACGCCCTCACGGACACGCAAGTTCACGCGGTCGAGAACAAGAACGCCTCGGTTTACACCGCGCTCTTCGGTCTCAATCTGACGCAGTTCGGCAAGCAGCCGGGCGGGCAGTGGATCGACGTCACGCGCGGGACCGACAACCTCACGAACGACATGGCGGTCGCCATCCTCGCTCTTCAGGCGAATAGCCTCCGCGTCCCTTACACGGACCTCGGCATAGACATGTACCGCTCGCAAATCACGGGCGTCCTCGCGTCGTACCAGGCGCGCGGGTTCCTCGCGCTGACGCCGGCCTTCTTCGTCTCTCTCCCGACGGCAGCGTCCGCGGGCGCCACGAACCGTGCGCTCCGCAACCTGCCGCTCGTCTCGTTCACCGCGCAGCTCGCGGGCGCAATCAATAGCACCACGATCACTGGAGTCCTCGTCACATGAGCCTGAAACGATACGACGCGGCTCAGGTGACGATGGTCTTCATGGGCCTCCCCATTACTTCGGGTTTCGCTGAAGGCGAGTTCCTCACGATCGAGCAGGAAGCGCCGACGTACGAGACCGTGGTCGGCACCGACGGTGAAGTAAGCCGCAGCCGCACCAACAACCAGCATGCGACCATCAAAGTCAAGCTGGCCCGGACGAGCGACGGAAACACTCTTTTCGGCGCATTGCATACGGCCGGCATCCTGGCGGCCAACGGCGCCGATATCGGACCGATGCTCGTGCGCGACCGCGTGAGCGGTACGTGCGCGTACACGGCATCCAAGTGCTGGATTGCCGCGCCCCCGGCCGTGAGCTTCGACAATAAGGTCACTATGGCCGAGTGGACCTTGGAATGTGCGGACCTGGTTCGGATCGACACCGGGTCGTGATCGTCTGATGACGGGCTGATTTGCGTGGACAGGCCCTAATAATTGAGGCTTACCATGCGCGAAACAGTTCAGAAGACGATCGGCGATACGACCTACCACATCACGACGCTTGGCACGAAGGACGCGCGCCGAGTCGGTCGCCGGCTCGCGCGGGTCTTCGGGGTTTCGGCCGAGGCCGACCAGAAGGCCGCCAAGTTCTTCGAGGTCCTGACGGATGAGGAGCTCGACTTCCTTTGCGACACGTTCGCGAAGATGACGCAGATTTCGCCGGCCGATTCCGCTATTCACCCCGCGACCGGGCAGCCGACCGTCATGTTCGCGCTCGCTGCGAAGATGGAGGAGCACTTCTCCGGGCACATGGGCCTTCTCATGCAATGGCTCAAGGCGTGCGTGGAGGTCAATTACGGTAATTTTTTAGGCGAGTTGGGGCCCGAGCTCCAATCGCTCATGGAGACGTTGGCGGCGAAGAGCGTGGAGACCGAGCTGTCGACGGCCCCGACTGGTTCATTTGGCGCCTCGTCCATGCGCGCCTCGGGAGCCTGAACGAAGTAGCGAACGAGTGGTGTCTCGACGACGCGCTCGACGCGCACGAGATACTGGATCAAATCGAAGCGGCGGAAAAAGAAGCGAGGCAAAGTAAGTAAAGGTGGCACTTCGGGATCTGTTGGTGAAGTTCTTGGTTCAAGTCGACGGCGAGAAAAAGCTGGAGTCGACCGATCTCGCTATTCGCCGGACGATCCTATCCGCGGAACGCCTCGGGAACACCTTCTCGCGTCTCGGCAGCTACCTCGTCGTTGGCACGATCGCGCGCGGGATTGAAAACTTCGTCGAAGGGATGGTCCAGCAAGCCATTCAATTGAAGGTCAATTCGGACCGCCTCGGTCTCACGTCGGACGAGCTTCAGAAGTACACCTACGTCGCCGACACGATGGGCATCAAGACGGAGCAGGTCGCCGTCGCGATGCGCTACTTCAACCGCACCGTCGGCGAGGCGGCGTTAGGGACGAAGAGCGCCGTGAAGGAGTTCGCGCTTCTCGGCATCAACATCAAGGGCACGGACGGCAAGATTCGCCCACTGGGGGAGCTAGTCGGGGAGTTCTCCGACAAGCTCGCGAAGATGCCGGACCAGGCGACTCGCACCGCGCATGCGATGCGCGTGCTGGGGCGCGGCGGGTCGAGCGTGCTCCCCGAGTTGCAGAAGGGTGGTGCGGCCCTCAAGGAACTCTTCAAGGATGTCGATGAGCTCGGGGGCGGCTTCAACGGGAAGTTCTTGAAGCAGGCCGAAGAGACGAATCGGCAAATGAAGCGCCTCAAGTTCGGATGGCGCTCAATCTCCGTCGCCCTCGCGACCGAGGTACTTCCGTATTTCAAGCGATGGGTCGAGCGCGGTATCGAGACCGCGAAGACGCTCATCGACCTGGCGAAGAAGACCTACGGGTTCCGCACGGCGCTCATGTTCCTCGCGACGGGCGTTGCGCTCTTCGCACTGAAGCTCGCCCAGCCGTTCGTCGCGCTCATCGCTCTTCTGACGGCCGCGTACCTCATCTTCGACGACCTCTACACTTTTCTCGAGGGCGGAGACTCGGTCATCGGCCGATGGCTCGACAAGCTGGGGGGCAGTGGTACGGCGCTTCAATTCTGGCGCGACATGAAGGACGCCATCGCGAAGGTTGCCGAAGTCTTCTCGGGTATGGGCTTCTCGCTGAAGAGCATCGGTGAATCCTTCGCTAGCGCCATCCCACTGGGTATCCGTCTTCTCGGCGAGGCCCTCATTCGGATTACGACTCTGCTCGATCACGCAATTACGGGATTTCGCATCCTTTATCGTATCGCCTCCTTCGGGCAGGCGGGAACGAGCATCGAAGAGCTGACCGAAAGTCTCCAGAAGCGCATCGACGCCTACAGCAAGCTCGGGGCCACGTTCGACGAGCTCGCCGACCCGGCCGCCATCTCGCGTCGCGCGCACTTGCCCGGCGGTTCGGCCTTCGTCGGCCCGACGCAGGACCCGAACGCCGCGCCCCCGACGCAGGACCCGAACGCCGCGCCCCCGACGCCTATCAAGGTCGAGACGACGATTAACATCTCCGGCGCGGGCGACCCTTCCGGCGTGGCGAACAAGGTCAGCGACAAGATGAAGAAGCTCATCGCCGACACGGTCGAAGAGCAACGCAATCGCGACACGTGGAATGCCGTGAGCGCGGGCGGATTGGTTACGGGGTACTGAGATGGGTTTTCAAGGCGCCGCTCGCGACCCCGTCGTCCCCGCGTTTCTCACGTGGGGCGACCCCGTCACCGATCCCGCGTACGCGCAGGGGCAGCTCGGCTTCGATGCCGTGCTCTCGGAGCACCATGACCTGACCGCGGAGGTCACGGACTACGCCGTCGAGCAAGGCGTGGCCGTCGTCGACCACGTGCGCCCGAACCCCGACCGCATCACCCTCGAGACCTTCGTCACGAATACGCCGGTCTACTCGGTCGATGCGCAAGATCAACAACCGCTGACGCTCGACCTTCCGTACCCCGATCAGGCCCCTGCCGGTCCCGGCCCCCTTGGTAATCTTTTCGGTGGCGGCTTTCAGGCGGTTTCGAGCGCGCTGTCGCGCCCGACGCAGGCGAGCGCCAGCGTCATGCTGTTCGACGGCGATATCGACTACGTTCAGAACGCGCTACTTCAGCTCCAATCTCTCAAGGACACCGCGACGCTCCTCACGATCATCACGCCGCGAAATACGTACTTCAACATGATTCTCGAGCGCATCGCCATGCAGCGCGATCGCACGACGGGGACGAGCGGCGCGAACTTCTCGCTCGAGTTCCGGCAGATTCGCATCGTGTCATCGAGCGTCGTCGCGGCGCCGCTACCCACGATCCCTCGTGCCATTCCGACCGCGAACAAGGGCAAGAAAGACCCCACGGCCGCGCCGCAACCGAAGCAGAGCGTCGCGGCGCACCAGTGGGGGAATAGCATCGGCCCGTCCGCACAAGGCTTCCCGGCGCCCGCACCATGAGCTACGTCGTCATCCCTACCGAGCTCACGGCGCTCTTCTGGACCCAAGTCACGACCTTGGACGGCGTGCCTTACTTGCTTACCTTCCGGTACAATTCGCGCGAGGCTTGCTATTACCTGCAAATCGACTCGAGCGACGGCACGGTCAATTACGCGCAGGGGATCAAGCTCGTATCGAACTACCCGCTCCTCCAAAGCTACGGCGACAACCCGCCGGGGGAACTGCTCGCGATCTCCTTTAGCGCGGACGACTCTCCTGCGCAGGTCGGTGCCCTCGGGGACGGGCAGCGCGTCAACCTGATTTATGTCGAAGAGGCGGACCTTCTCGCGACCGGCTTCGAGCCCCAGCGGGACCCCGGCCCGTTTCAGTGACCGACGGCGTCGCTAACACAATTGCGCAGCTTGTCGGAACGCAGCTTTTCAACCGCGCGCTCAATCTGACGATCGGCTTCCCGAACGACCCGACGCTCGACGTCACGGCCCAGTTCAACGATGCGAACTCAAAGGGGCTCGACCTGTCCGGGATGGACGTCGACTTCGTCGTCGAAAAGTCACTCAAGCCTACCGAGCCGAACACGTGCGCCATCAAGGTCTACAACCTCTCCCCCGCGTCCCGCGAGAAGATATCGGGCAGCCAGTCCGGGGGCGTGCAGCACGCGCTCACGGTCCGCCTGGAGGCCGGCTACGTCGGCGGTGTGAGCCAAATCTATTTCGCCGAGGCGCGCTCGGCCTGGACGACGTCGGACTCCCGCGGTACGTATGTGACGCACATCGAATCGACCGACACGATCGCCCGTGTGACGGGGGTGAAGCGCACGCGCAAACCGCAGCCGGGGGAGCTCACGGGGAACATCTACCGGACGATGGGGCCTCGCGTACCTCTCGCCGACGCCTTCCGCAGCATCACGGCCGCCCTAGGCATAGGCAACGGGAATCTCCAGACCGCGCTCGCGAACATGCACGGCTCGGGTCTCACGGCCGTCAACGGCTCGGCGCTCGTCGGGAACGGGGCGAGGCGCATGACAGACCTTTGCCGGTCGGCCGGCCTCGAGTGGTCGATTCAAGACGGCAACTTGCAACTCATCAATATCGGTGCGACTCTCTCGAGCACGAAAGCAATCCTCATCAGTGAGGACACGGGTATGGAGGGCTCTCCGTCGGTCGACTCTCAAGGCGCTCTGTCGGTGAAGACGCGCTTGATCCCTGGACTCTCCCCGGGCGTGCTCGTATCAGTTCAATCCAAATTCATCAATGGCGGCTACCGGGTCGACAAGATTCGCTACATCGGCTCGACCCGCGGCAAAGAGTGGAGCGCGCACTTCGACGCGATAAAATACTGATATGCCCCTCCCCCGCTCCCTTGCAGAAATCTTCGGCGCTTTCGGCGACGCACTCAAGGGTGACATTCGCAAATGCGTCCCCGCGACCATTACGACCGTCCACGCGGACCGGCAGACGGTTGACGTCCAGGTCGCGACGAACGAGCTTCTTTTCGACGACATGGGGAATGCTTTGTCGCTTCCGGCGCCCTCCTTCTCGGACGTCCCCCTCGCGTGTATGCGCGGCGGTGGCTTCTTCGTGTGGATGCCGGTTGCGGTAGGGGATGCGGTGCTGCTCGTATACAGCGACCAGTCTGCGGATACGTGGCGCTCGGGCGACGGTAGTCCTCAGGACCCCGGCTTCGCCGGTAAACACACGGCCGATTCGCCGTTCGCGATTCCCGCCTTCGCGCCGGACGCGAAGATGCTTACGTCCCCCGCCGGCGACGCCGGCAAGGTCATCATCGGGAAAGACGGCGGCGCGGCGCAGATCAAGATCAGCGCGACGGATATCGAACTCGGGGCGTCGGCCGGGGACGCAATCGCGCTCGCGAGCAAAGTCGATTCCGATTTCAAATCCCTAATCAATCAAATGGGTGCCGCCATGGTGCCCCCGATTACTACATTGCCCCAGGTTGTGGCGGCGGTCGCGTCGCTTCAGGCTTTGCTCGTGGGCCCTCTGGCCGGCGGGATGCCGCCCGTCGGGTCGACGCTCGTCAAGTCGGGTTAACAATCGCCGAGCGCAGGGTTGACAATTAGCTGACACGAGCTAATTAGTAAGATGCAGGACGCCGAGAAGAAACTCAACGGTCGCCGCGCCGACCGCGCCGCGCTAGTACAGACGTCCATGGTCGCCATTACCGAGGGGCAGATCCTTCGCGACGGAGACGGAAACATTCTCGGCCGCAAACCGAATAGAGCGCAGCGTCGGGCGAATGCCGCCGCGAAGAGGAAGCCGTGACGGTTACTCAACAAATGAGCGCCTACAGAACGCAGTGCTTACTATCGACGAGTGACAATCCCGCGTCGCCGGTGCGTTTGCGCATGATGGCAGCGAAGCCGAATGAGGACGGCATCAAGGCCGGCTTTCACCAGGACCTCTCGTGCGATGAAGCACGCGCGCTCGCGGCGGACTTGCAACAAGCGGCGCGATGGGTCGAGTCGGGTGCGTGGACGGTGACGACGTGATCCCCACCCTCCTCATCGGCGCGACGATCTGTTGGTGTTGGCGCTCGCCGGTTGGGTTGCTCCTCATCCTCGGGGCGCTGGCGCTGACCGTGTGCGGTGCGCCGTGAAGACGAAGGCAGAGAGTGATTTGTTGACCTCGTTTGCGCGCGACGTGTACGGGCTCGAGCGTCAACGAGGGGAGAGCGACGCGCAGCTCAAGAAGCGGTGCAACATCGTGACCGGCGACCGTACGTTCCCGATATGGTGGCAAGTGCCGACCTCGGCTGCGCCGCCGCCCCCCTTCAACGAGTGCCCGAAGTGCGGGGCGCCCCCGCCGTGCCAGTATCACTCCTGACCCCCGCTGACGTCGCCGCTCGTCTCGGGTGCTCACGCGCGTACGCCTACGTGGTCGTGCGCTCGCTCCCGCACGTGCGCGTCGGCAGGCTCCTTCGCGTGACGGAAGAGGTCGTGTGTGCTTACCTAGAGCGATGCGAACGCCTACCCCCTATACCCTTGTCCGCGTCGATGGTTCGCCCTTCTGGTACGTGTACTTCCTCGACCGGGCCGGGTCTCGCGTCCGGAAGTCGACGAAGGAGCACTCCAAAGAGCGCGCGCATGCAGTGGCTCGGGAACTCGAGCGACGGTACGGAGATCCGACCTACAACGCCGCGAACGCAACGACCCTCTCGGATGCCGCCCGCAGCCTGAAGGAGCACCTTGAAAACACCGGACGCTCTTCTGAAACCCGAGCCTTCTACGGCGTCAAGCTCGGCCATGTGGGCCGCGTTCTCGGAACGGATTGCCGGCTTGCGGACGTCACGGCGCCCGCCGTGGACGGGTACATCCGATTACGTCGAGCTGAAGGTGCGGCGCGCTACACGATCGCCAAAGAGCTGACCGCGCTGCGGATGCTCCTGAAGGTCGCGCGTCGCCGCGGGGAGTTCGACCGGGAAGTCTCCCAGGTCATGCCCGTAGGCTTCGCGACCGGTTATAAGCCGCGCATGCGGCGGTTGACCCGCGGGGACGCGTGGGCCTTGATCGCCATGCTCCCGGAGCCCTGCGGTCGGTATGCGGCCTTCGTGTGCGCGACGACGGCGCGGGACTCCGCGGTCGGCCGCGCCATCGGTTCAGACCGCTTGGCCACGGGCATCCGCGTGCGCGATGCGAAGACCCGTGCCGCTGCGCGCGTGGTACCCTTCACCGCCGTGACGGCGGCGTTCGCCGACTTCGCCTTCCTGAACGTCGCTCCGGACGCCGCCGTCGCACCCGGGCTCGGGAGCGTGCGCCACGCGTTCGATCGCGCGTGCGCGCGCCTCGGCTTCCCGCACACGAGCCCCAACGACCTCCGGCGGTCCGTGGCCCACTGGCTACTAGAGGAGAGCGTACCGCGCGACGTGGTCGCGGCGTTCATGGGGCACACGTCGACCAAGATGCTTGACTCCGTCTACGGGAAGCTCGATCCGACGCAGATCGGCGAAGCTATTGCGCGGGCCGTTTCGATGCGCGCGCCAGAGTGAGGATGCCGCTCTTGCACATGTCGATATCTCGGCGCATCTCTCGGCTCTCCAGCTCGAGGATTTCGATGCGGTCGACGAGCGATGCGATCAGCTCGGCCAGTTTCGGATGCTCGGGGCCGATGAGGATACGGATGTGCGCGGGGTCCATGTGCTCAAGCGTAGCAGATCGAGTTGGGACGCATTTGGGAAAACCGTCCAGAATACTGTTCACGCAGTGGACGCAGTGCACGACGAGACCCCGGAAATTCGTGCGCAGGGACGGAATCGAACCGCCGACACGGGGATTTTCAGTCCCGACAAAACCTCCGGGAAAGTGCGTAACAGCAGAGGTTTTGTAACGGAGTTGGGATGAAGCCGGGCGTTCCGGTGCAGGTCTTTCTAGGAAACCTCCCCGCGACACTAAACTACCGGAAGAACCGCATGAGTGCTTTTGCGCAAACAACGACCGGGGACCTCGACATTTCCACGGGGAATCTCGTCGTTCGGAAGGACATCCCGCAGGTCACCGCGTGGAAGCTCAGCAACCTATTCGGTCTTTTCAAGGGCGAGTGGTTCCGTGATTCGCGCGTAGGCGTGCCGTACTTCCAGTACGTGCTCGTGTGGAACCCGAACCTGAAGGTCATCGGGTCGATTTTCAAGCGGGTCTGCATGGCGGCACCCGGCGTCCAAGGGGTACTGAACATGGGGCTGAACTTCCTGCCGCAAACGCGGTCGCTCAACGTAGCGATCACGGTCCAGACGAATGAGGGCGCGGTCCTCGTCGGCGGCCCGGGTAACCCCTTCATCATCGCGCAAGTCGCGCCGGGGGTTTGATGGGAGCCCCGGGATTGACCGCTACGGGGTTCGTCGCCACGACCGTGGATGAAGAGGTTGCCGAGCTCAACTCGCTCTTCCTCGCCAACGTGGACGGGGGGCTCGACCTCGCGGCCGATCAACCGTTCGGGCAGGTTGTTGCGATCTTCGCGGAGAAGTTCGCGGAGATCATGGAGCTCGGGGCGACGGTCTACAACGCCGTGAATCCGAACGCCGCGGAGGGCCAACTCCTGGTCAACGATTGCGCGCTCTCCGGCACGATTCCCCAGGTTGCGACCTACTCGACCGTCGTCGCGAACCTCACGCTTTCGGCGGGTACGACCGTCACCGCGGGCGCGACCGCCATCGTCGCGAATCAACCGGCCAACGTGTGGGTCCTCATGGCCAACGCCGTGAACTCGGGCGGCTCGACCGCGGTCATCACCGCGACCTTCCGCTCGCAGAATCCGGGTCCCTTCGTCGCGAACGCGAACACGCTCACCGTCATCGGTACCCCGACGATCGGGTGGTTGGCTGTTGGGAACTCGGTCGACGCAGTCCAAGGCGTCTCCGCCGACACCGATGCGACGCTCCGCGCGCGCCGGCAGGTCGAGCTCGCGGGCGAAGGCTCCGGGGACCTCGACGCCATCCGCTCGGCCGTCATCAAGGTCGCGGGTGTTCTTCAGGTGCTCGTCTTCGAGAACACCGGGCTGAGTACCGACTCGACTGGCCTCCCCGGAAAGGCATTCCGCGTCGTGATTTGGGACGGTCCGGGGCACTCCGCTTCGAACAACGCCGTCGCGCAAGCGATTTGGGATCACAAACCCTCAGGCATTCTCGCCTTCGGTGGGACTACGGGGACCGCGACCGACTCGCAGGGTACTTTGCAAAGCATCTCTTTCGATCGCGCCGTTCAACTAAGGATTTACGCGACCGTCACGACGACGCCCGCGCTCCTCACCACGGCGCAGACCCTCGCCGTCAAGGCATCGATCGCGGCGTACGGCGCGGCGAACTTCAACCTCGGCACGAGCATCATCGCTCTGCCCCTGCGCGCGAGCGCGATCGTTACCGGCGTGACGACGGACGTGCCGTTCTTCTTCTTCGGGCCGGCCCCGTTCCCGGTGAACTTCAGCAACCTCGGCGTGGCGGGCGGCACCATCGCCACGATCGCGACCCCCGACATCACCGTCAACGGGGTCTGATATGCCCGTACCCGTCGTCGATAACGCCCACGTGGCCGAGGGCGTCGGACTCCTGACGTCCCGTTACAAGAACGCGGCGGTAGTCAAAGGAATTACGACGGCGCTAATGCTTCGCTTCCAAGAGGCGGAGGCGCAGCTCTGGTCCCTTATCAACGGCGTGCAACTCTCCAACCACCCGATGGCCGGCGGCCCGTGGAGCATCTTGGACCAATTGGCGTCGCTTGTCGGCGTCCCCGGGGGTCGGAAGGGCCTCTCCGACGCCGACCTGGTCACGGCAATTCGGTTGCAAATCAAGGTGAATCGCAGTCACGGTCTCGCCGAGGACGTCATTCAGGTTTTGAAACTTGCGACGGGAAATAGTCAATTGTATCTTGACGCCCCGCCCGCAGGCTTTATTGTGTCGGTGTTGGACATCTCGGACGCCTTTGCGGCGATTCTCGCGTCGATCGTGACGCAGGTTCGTAGCGCGGGGACTTCCGGCACCCTCATCTACACAACCTGGAGCCCCGGCAATGACCTCATACTCGATTCGACCACTGGCCACATTCCGGCCGCTAGCCATCTTGGCTCTACTACTGACGGCACTGGCGGGCTGCTTGCTACCGTCCTCCCCGTCTGACGTTACCGAGGAAACTATGTCGCGACCTGTCATTTTCAATCAGCCGTTCGTTTACAACTGGTCGACCGAGGCGAACTTCCCCTCGGGGGCATATGCCGGGACGCCAACGAAGGTTACCCCGACCGGGGACATCTTCTTCCCCGACCAACCGCTTGCAGCGCAACCGCTGAACTACGTCCTGAGCCAGTTCGGTCCGGTCGACATGGCGAACCAGAATTGGAACATCGCGAACCTGACCGGGATCTTGAACTGGACCGGCAACGATATCGCGCTTCAGTGGTACCCCACGCAGCTTGCGGCGACGATGGACACCGGACTGTTCGCGGGCGACACCAACAACCACGGCCTTCAGGCGGTGTGTTGGAACCCGTTCGACCAGGTCTGGCAAGGCCTCTTCAGCGTCATCGATAGCGGCGGCCCCACCCCGCGTATGCGCGTCGCCATCAACAGCGGCACCGACACGACCTGGACCGCCGATGTGCATTGCAACCAGGACGCGAGCGCCTTCGCCTTGACGGCCGGCACCTCGGACATGATTCACGATCCCTACTTCGAACACGTCACGTACTGGGCGGTATCGCTCGGGCCGGGGAACGGGTTCGAAGTCTTCATGAGCAACAACAACACGGGGACCACGAGCATCCTCACGGTCGGCGGTTTTACCGTGCAGAACATCACGCTCTCGTTCTTTGGTTTGTCCGGATACCTGATCGTCGGTGTGACGGACGCGGCGGGGACGAACACGGCGCTCTACTCGTCGGACGACCTCGGGGTGACTTGGGGCCACACGACGTACGCAACGCAGACGGGCAAGTGGTACTTCCAGCCCGTCGACTTTGCCGGGACTGCCTACATCGCCGCGATTGCGTCGGGCCTCGGTGGCCAGACGGCGCTCCTACATCTTTCGACTACCGGGGCGCCCGGCAGTTGGTCGGTCGGCTCTTCGGTCGGCGGAGCGGGGGAGAACGTACACGGGCTTGCGCGCTTCAACCAACCCATCTCTAGCACGGCGTTCGCTCAGTACCTCGCCACTTCCGTCGGCCATACCGTGCAAGTCACCGGGAACGGGGCCTCCTGGACGACGCAGCACACATCGGTCAATGCCGACTGCCTCGACGATATTCGAGGGGCGGGCACCATTCTGGTAGCGAGCCTCGACATCACGAAGCTGACCTACAACTTCTCTCGAGGCGGCGTCGACGACATGGCGCTCGTCTTTAGCCTGGATAGCGGCGTCACTTGGAGCTGGAGCCCGAACGTGCTTCGACCGGCGACGGCTGCAGTCCGTCGGCTCGTCGACAACTCTACGTTGGATGCGACCGGGACCGTGATTGTCCCAGCGACTCAGCTTGGCATGTACCACACGGGGGCTCTGCGACTTTCGATGGCGCAGGGAGCTTCGATGGCGGCCGGGTTCTAAGCGGCCTTCGGGCGCCGCGCTTGCCGCATAAACGGCTGACGTAGCGCCCACTTGCCGAGGCCGATAGCGTCCACGGCGTTGTGGGCGTATCCGCCCTTGTAGCGCGCGAGGGCGGCGGCCTCCGGGGCGGACAGGGACGCGCGAATGCGGGCGACCATGATGTCGCCGTCGATCGTCCCCTTCCAATCGCGCGGGGCGACGAGTTCGACGAGCGTCCCGGCGAAGCGCTCTTCGTACCGGCCTGCGACGCGGGCGAGCTTCAAGATGCTACCAATCGTAGCCTGGTCAAACACGCGGGTCGGGCATTCGATGACAACGAGGTCGGGGCGCACGGGAAACGAGTTGTCATCCGGTGCACACACGAACGCCTCCATGAGTCGCCAGGCGCCTTCGCTGAAGGCAAAGTACGCCATGCCGGTATGCACGCCGGGGTCGATGGCGAGCAGGGACGTGATCGCGTTCACCGTTCCGCCCGCACGTTGAAGTAGAGCGAGATCAGGATGAGAAGTAACCACGCGCCCCAGAGATAGACGTCGATCACGGCGACACCGGACGGGGCAAGTGCCTACCATCGAAGAGCGCAACGAAGGTCGCGACAAGGGCGCGCTTCGTTTCGGGGGCATCCGCTTGACGGTGTATATCCAGTCCCGCGGCCATGGGGCAATCGGTCCACGAGTGAGATCCCCACGCGGCGATAGCGCGGGAGGTTGCCTCGGAGGTATCGCAGAGTCCCGCGAGCGGATCGGATTGCCACTGGGCAAGGGTGCGACCGTCGGGGAGATTGGCGTTCTGGAAATCGGCGCCCTGGAGATTGGCGCCCGTGAGATTGGCGCCACGGAAATCGGCGCCCTGGAGATCGGCGTCCTGGAGATTGGCGCCCTGGAGATTGGCGCCCCGGAGATTGGCGCCCCGGAGATTGGCGCCACGGAGACTGGCGCCCGTGAGATCGGCGTTCTGGAGACCGGCGCCCCCGAGATCGTCGTTCTGGAGATGGGTGTACCGTAGATTGGCGTCCTGGAGATTGGCGCCCGTGAGATTGGCGCCACGGAGATCGGCGTCCTGGAGATCGGCGTTCTGGAGATAGGCGTCCTGGAAATCGGCGCCCGTGAGATGGGCGCCTCGGAGATCGGCGCCCTGGAGATTGGCGCCACGGAGATGGGTGTCCCGTAGATTGGCGCCACGGAGATCGGCGTCCTGGAAATTGGCGTCCTGGAAATTGGCTCCCCGGAGACGGGCGCCCGTGAGACGGGCGCCCGTGAGATCGGCGTACCGTAGATCGGCGTCCTGGAGATCGGCGCCCTGGAGATCGACGCCCTGGAGAGTGGCGCCCTGGAGATGGGCGCCCTGGAGACGGGCGCCCCCGAGATCGGCGCCCCGGAGATTGGCTCCCTGGAGATAGGCGCCCTGGAGATTGTCCCCGGGGTGCATGAATACGATTTCGTGAGTGAGGCGATGTTTGATGGTTACGGGCATCTTACTAATTAGCCCGTGTCCGGGCTTATTCGTCCCCGCCGAACTCTACCGCCAGCTTGCGCCACTGCTCCCGTTGCTCTTGCGTCATCTTCTCGAAGGCGATCGTCGGTGCGATAGCGTGTGCGATGTTCTCGGTCGCTTGGCCGGTATCGAGGCGGTAATTCTTCGAGACGAACTCGGCCATCTTCAGGATCGTCGCCGGGTCGAGAGGCCCGATCGAGTTCTCGAAATCCTTGCCTTGCGAGATTGTCAAGTATTTCTGAAGTTGCGTGAGTACCAGTTCGGTCCCGACCGACAACATCTCGGCGTGCATTTGCCGGGCCTTTGCGACAGCCAGGCGGGCCGCTGCTTCGGCTTCGCGGGCGAGGGCTAGCTTGGCCGCCGCTGCGCGTTCAGACACCGCCTCGGGGCGCTGGTGAGGCGGCAGCCAGGGGACGATTGCGCGATCGTCAGGCGTCGGGGCCATGCGTCTTGCCCGTGAGGACGTTGGAAACCGTTTTCACACACACGCCCATCTCTCGGGCGATCTGATCGTAAGACGGCTGCGGCTTGCGCGCGCGCATCTCGCGAATTTGCTGCGCGCGGATCGCTGCGTATGTTCGCGCAATCGCCTGCCCGAACGTCTCGGGCTCCGCGAGGGGGCGAGCGGGGGCGGACGGGGGGAGTTCCTTCGTTTGCTTGGCCACATCTTAGTTTAGCTTCCTAGAAAGAAGGGGACGTCCCGGCACTAAACTCATAGGTGGCGGAACCCCAAGAAAAAGCAATTCCGATTTTACCGCAGCGCATAATGGACGTCGGGGGCCCGCAAGGCGCTACGTCGCTGGGCCCCGCGGGCCCGGAGCTCCCCGCCCGCGCGCACTACATGTCCGGCGTTCGCGCCGACAGTCTTTTCGACGGCTTAATTGGCGGGTGCGGCGGCAACATGACCGGCGGCGGATGGTCCAACCCCGTGACGGGGATGGGAACGTTCGGCCGCGACAAGGTGATGCAGGGGAGCTATGCCGAGTCCTACCGCATCGACGACTCGCAACTCGCCGCGTTGTACAACGGCAACGACATCGCGCAACGCATCATCAACACCAAGCCGCGCGAGATGTTCCGGCGCGGGTGGTTGCTTGTGGTGCCGCAAGCGGACGACGAGACGGGCGACCCGACATCGGGTTCCGCCAACGGTTCCGGACCCGGTACCGAAAGCGGCCCGGCCGCGCCGGGGTCTCCGCTCGTCGGCCCCCTTGGCGACCCGCCCGACGGCGTGAAACCGCCCGTCGCCCCCGCGGGCGAGAAGGCGAATATCTCGGATCCGATGGGGACGACGCTCGCGGTAACGCCGCCGAGCAACGTGCAACCGAAGGTGCCGTCCGCGGTCAAGCCGCCGCAGAACACGCCCGTGCAAGGCAAGAAGTCGAAGGGCTCCGCCCCGACCGACCAACCCGCGGGCGCGGCACTTGCGAAGAACATTGAAGCCTACGCGACGCGGCTCGGGCACAAGGAGCGCTTTCTCGAGGGGGCCATCTTCGGGCGCGCGTACGGCGGAGGGTTCGTCATCATGGGGATCGACGACGGCCTCGACGTGGCCGCGCCGGTCGACGAAGCAAACATCCGGTCGATCGCTTACCTCACGTGGATCGACCGCCGGTTCATCTTCGCGTCGACATGGTACGCGGAGATTGGCCCCAAGTACGGGCAGGTCGAGACGTGGGAAATCATCAACCCCTTCGGCGGCCAGAGCAACACACGCATCCACGAGTCGCGCGTGATCCGCTTCGACGGCGCGCCGGTCGACTTCCTCATGCGGCGGCGACTGCTCGGGTGGACGCTTTCGGTCTTACAGGCCCCGTACGACACGATGCGGCAGTTCGATCAGTCGTTCCAGTCGATCGCGAACCTCATGGCCGACATGAGCCAAGCGGTGATGACGATCAACGGCTTGATGCAAATGATCTCCAACGATCAGGCGACGCTCAAGACGCGCATGCAAATGGTCGACATGTCCCGCAGCTCGGGGCGTATGGTCTACCTCGACGCGGAAAATGAGAAGTTCGAGCGCGTCGCTACGCCACTGACCGGGGTCGCGGACACGCTCGAGATGCAAATGCTCCGGCTCGCGAGCGCGGCCGAGGTGCCTGTCGCCATCCTCTTCGGGCGCGAGCCGTCGGGCCTGAACGCCACGGGGGACGCCGACTTCCGGCGCTTCTACGATACGATCGCGGGCGAGCAGCGCACGATTCTGGAGCCGAAGCTTCTTCGGTTGTACACGTTGATCTGTCTCGCGAAGGACTCGCCAACGGGCGGCGTGATGCCCGCGCGCGGCCTCGAGTTCGTCTGGCACAAGCTCTACGAACCGAGCGAGCTCGAACAGTCGACCATCCGCTTCAACATGGCGCAGGCGGACGACCTGTACATCAACAACGGTACATTGCTACCATCCGAAGTGGCACTATCGCGCTTCCGCAACGGCGACCTGCACCTCGACACCGAGATTCAGACCAACCTACGTACGGCGGCGTTGACTTCGGTACAGCTTGCCCCCGAAGGCTCGGCAAAGGCCGATGCCGAAGCGCAGCAAGCCAAGGACCTGATCAAAGCGAAGGGTGATGCGTCGCCAGGCGCGGCGTCGGGCAAGCCGGGCGCGAAGCCTCCGGCGAAAGCGGCGTAACACTAGCGCCCGAGTCACTTGTTCACCCGGTACCATGCGCGCACGTCGCGCGGCGTAGGACCGAGGGGCGCGGACAAGTCGATCTTCCAGTACATGAGCGCCCCGGGGTGCTTGTAATCGTCGTCCAGACCCATCGCGTGCCCTAGCTCGTGCGCCGCGACCTCCGTGAGTTCGTCCCCGACCATCACGTCGACGGCTAGGCCGATGAACAGGTGGCCGTCCGGTTGAGGGTTATATAGGCCGACCACGTTATGGTGCTTGCCAGTTCGGCGCTCGAACTCCGCACTCAGGTCCGCTTCGGTCCCCGGGAGGATGCGGATTAGCTTGTTCTCTCCGCGATGTACGACAAAAAAGAACGCAAGGCCGGGGATGGCGTCCTCCCACAAATGCGCGCCGCGCTCGACCTGGCGACGCTGCGCCGGAGTAAAGTCTGCACTAATTTCTACATCGTAGACCCGATGAAGGTCGGGACCGGCGTTCCAGGCCGACCACCCGAACATCGCGGCGTAAATTAGCTGCCGGAGCACGGGACCGGGCGCTGCGTTGGGAGAGTGCCTTCTTCGTCAATCGACGGGGGCAGCGGGTCGGGCAAGTCGTGCGCCGCGATAACGAGCCGAATTGCTCCCTCGACGTTCATCGTCTCCACCATGGCGTAAAGGGCGGCGGGCGAAATTACCATTCTTATTTATTAGTGTGAGTCCGGTAATTAAGTTTAGTGCCGCGGGTTTACTGGCGAGCGCGTCTGACGCACTGCTCATACGAGCCTGCTTGACGCGGCGAGATAAAAGGCTATTACACGCCCATGACCAAAAGCAGCCCGCCCCCGCGACAGAAAGAGCCTCTTCCCGCCGAGTGTCGAATCTGCCGGTACCAATTCAATACCGGCATCCTCGGCTGGGATAAGCACATCGGCGCCATCGACAAGCACCCGAACTGGCACCCCGAGCTCACGACCCCGGCCGAACGTCAAGCGCAGTACGCGGCCGAGTTCCCGGACTTTTTCAAGGATGCGCTTACGGCCGACCGTCGAAAGCCGCCGGCCGATCGGCTCCCGACACCGCCGCACGGCACGCGGAGGCTGGTCGGGGTGTACAGTAGTCACGACCCGCCTACAGGTCGCCGGAGCGTGCTCGCATCACCAGAGAGCGGAATGCCGCCGCCGCCGGTTGCGGAGACGCGGTGCCCTACTTGCGGCGGCCCCGTGGCGGTGCATTACCTGTCGTCGGCGAAGGGTTAGGGCGACGCCCAAGCCCACACCACGACGCGCCAGAGGCAACCCAAAGCGGCCAAATAGCCGACGCCTACGAGACTCATGAGCGCGAGCGCTACCAAGGGGGAAGGCGGCTTCACGGTGCCCCCGCTTCCACGGCCCGCACGGCGCGCCATTGCGCAATGTCCGTCGGCGTCACGGTGAGCGAGCCGAGGTCCGAGTAGGGATACATGAGCGTGCCCGGGCCGGTATGCAGTAGTCCCATCGCGTGCCCCATCTCGTGCGCGATGAGGCGCTGCGCCATCGCGGGGGTTTGCTTCACGAGCGCCGGCTCTACGAGCCACATTTCCGTAAAAACCGTGTAGCCGGTCATCACCCCGGGCTCGAGAGGGTTCGGGGGAATGCTGTCGACGGGGTGCATGCAAATCATCCCGAGCCGCCGCTGCTCCGGGCAAGGGCCGTCGGCGAAGGTGATCTTGACCGGCACATTGGCCATCCAATCGGCGGCGGCTGCGCGGGCCGCTGCGAGCGTTGTGACCGAGAAGCCGGGGTCCGGCCGCGCGACGTAGTCGGCGCCGAAGCAGCCGATCAGGAGCGCGAGCGCGGCGAGGGCGAGAAGGGGGCGGATCATCGTCGACCGCCCGGTTGCGCGTCGACCAGTTCTTGCACACGCGCCGCAAGGCGCGCGCATCGCGCCGATAGTAGGTCGCGAGAAGCGGTAAGTTCCGCGAGCGACGCCGACAGAATGTCCCCGCGCGCGTCAGCAGCGGCAAGCTTCAAGGTCAGCTCGGCCACGCGGCCTTGCAATACGTCCAATGCCCACGGGGTACTCATGCCGCCACCTTCTTTGCGCTCGCGCGCGTCAATACGATTCCTAGAGATTCCGCAATCTGAATCCAGCGCGTCGGGGGGCGCCCGGGCCCGACCTTCGTACACCACGCGGGGCGCTCGCCCGCGAGCAGACGTTGACGAATGTCTTCGCTCTCAACCTTGATCGCGTGCGCGCGTTGGTACTGCTTGCGCTCGACGGTGCGCGGGGTCTTGCCGCCGAAGATGCCGGGCTTGTGATAGTTACGCATCCCGTTCACGTGCGAGGCGTTGCCGCTCTGTATGTACGTGAGCACGACATCCGGGGTTTTTCCGATGCCGCTTCCACGGCCGGTCTGATCTCCAATCAAAGACTGCAAGCGAATGTCCTCCGCGAACGTCTCTTGAAACTCGCCGAAAAGCTCTTCGATTTCTTCGCTCAAATTAGTGAACGCCATTTTGCCTCAGGTAATGCCAAGGCCCGGCGTCGCGCGCACGGTCTCCATGGCTGCTTTTAGGTAGGACATGAACTGCAAAAGGTAGAGAAGCGCCTGCGTCGTCGCATCGACTTGGTCGTCGTGCTTGGCGCGCGGGAAAGATAGAAGCTCGGGCAAATACAACGATGCGACCCACTCGTACCCGGGCATGGCCGGGTCGGGTAAATAGACGTTCCCCGCCTCGAAAAGACCTGAAGTCGCTGACGCGCGAGAAAACTTTCCCCCCTGCGGATCGACAGCCACGAGGCCCGGCACTTCCAAGGTCAGCGTGGCCACCACGCCGGTCCCGTTCGCCTTATCCTCAATTAGCTTCACAATAGCTTGTTTCCAGCGGAGTGCAAGCTCACGGACTTTTTTTACCGTCATCGGGAAGTCGAAGTGCCCGTGAAGTTGGTCGAGCAAGAAGAACCAAGCACCGACACGCGCCCACGCTTGGCCCGCGACGAAGTCGCTCGTTGCCTCGTCCTTGAAGGCACAATCCCACGAGTTCACGATCTGATCGAACGCAACCGGGCGCGCGATGATCTCGCTCGGTTCCCACCCGGGCATGATGACGTGCCGGCCTTCGCGGACGGTCGACCAGAACCTGAGGGTCTCGCGCTTGAAGACCGCGCCGCCCTCGGGGACGGGGGACTGGTCGTACTGCGCCGAGTACGCCATGCCGCCAAGGTCGAGCTTCATCTTGTCGAGCCACGCCTGCGGGAGTCGGTTCGGCTCGAAGAGCTCCCCGACCTTCGTGCGCGGGTCGCTGCCCCAAGTCGTCACCGTGCGGCGCGCAGGGTCGAAGTTCGCCGGCAGGCAAAGGTGAACGGCGCCGTTGTCGAGAAGAAGCTGAGAGGGGTCGTCGCAATGCAACCGCTGCATGATGAGGATGCGGGAGCGCACTTGGTCGGCGCCGAGTCGCCAGCGCGAGCCAAGCGTCGTTCCGATCCACGCGCGCGCCGTCTCGAGACCGATCTTCGAAAGGTCGGCCGGCTTGATTGGGTCGTCGATGATTTGGTAGTTCGCGTGCCACCCGGTGACCGCGCCGCCCGGGGTAGTCCCGAGGCGCCAGCCCCCGCGGTTGTTTTCGATGAGCTCGACCGCCGGCTTCGTGGGGATCTTGAAGTCCTCGCCCCAGCGGGCCAGCCACCACTTCGATTGCAAGACCTCGCGGAACGCGCGCGCGTCGCGGTGAATGATGTCGTCGCCGTACGCCCCCGTGATGATACTTCGCTCGGGGGACTTCGCCCAAATCCACAACGGGAAGAGCACGCACGTGAGTGATGACTTGCTACCGGCCGGCGGAATGTTCACGACGAGCTCGCGAATTTCGCCCGTGTAGCAAGCCTGGTAATGCGATGCAATCAAAGGTATGTGCCAATTCCATTGCAAAGGAAAAGCGGCATACGCTTGAGGCCAAACCATCCGTATGAAATCGATGAAATTACCGCTTCGAACCGTCTCCCTATCGCACGCAATTAGATTCTCACGCAGCGACATGGTGCGCCTGTAGATAAGCGGTTGCGTCGCGAACGAAGCTCGGGCGCTCCAAGGGCGTGTAACCGTTTTTGAAACTCATGCGCGCCTCGGCGCCGGGGGCAACGGATCGAGCACCAACGGTGCGGTTGTCCGGAAAACTTCGTGAATCTGATAGACCACGAACACGCGCGAGTCGTACGACATCGACATCTCTTTCGCGCGCGTCACGGCTTGCTGGCGGGTAACCGAAGTCACGAGTCCGCCTTCGCTCATTACGATGTACTCGAGGTCGGGAGCGATCATCGCACCGCCCTCCGTCGCGCGACGTAGTCCGTCGCCTCTTTGGTCAGATCGTCGCGCTTCCCCGTCCAGAACTCTCCGCGGTCTTTCGCCGCGAGCTTCCGCACGAACGTGCGAAGCGCGAGCATGTCGCGCTTGCGGTCGATTGCATCCTCGGGCGCATCCGGCACGGTCGCGATGGCGGCCGGCAGGCAGGAGGATATCCGCTTCGTGCGGTCGAACGGTTGCGTGCGGGGGTCGATCGCCATGAAGGTGGCCTGAGCCGCCTGCGCGCGCTTCATTGCGCTCGGGGCGATGCCGACCTCGACGGGCTCCGCCTCGCGCCCGTGCTGCGCGTAGAAGGCCGCCATCGCGTCTTGCTGCGCGCGGGGTAAGTCAGCATCCTTCGGTCGCGAGATGGGCGTGGCGTGGCGGAGAACGAGCTGCATTTCGTGCCGCATCTTGAAGAACGCGAGCGTCGAGAAAGCCCCGCGCTCGGGGTCCCACTCGGCGATGGCGGCCAAGAGGCCGAGGCGCGCGGCCTGGAAGATGTCGTCGCGGAGGTTGTCGATCGCGTACTGCGTCCGACCGAGGAAAGCGCTCGCGAAGCGCTGCACGAGCGGCTCGTTCTCGGCCGCCATCTTAGCCATGAGGCGCGACTTTTTCACGCGGCTCGTGGCCGTCTTCCAGGCGTCGAAATCGATTCGGTTCATGCTGCCCTCTTGAGTCGGTCCGAGAGCAAGGACTCCCCCTTGTGAATTGCTACATTGATGTGCTGGAAACGCCCGCTACGTGCGACGAACTGCACTCCGTATCCGTGATTCCATGACGTCGGCGCGGTATGCGCGTATAGGGGCTGCAACTTCGCGAGCGTTCCCGGGCACGCGGCGATGAATCCCGTCGAGGCCACCGTGCGCTCGTTCACCGATTGCACGCGGTGGACATGACCGAAGATGACCGAGGCGCCGAACCGCGCCAAGTGCGTGGCCGCGCAGTGCTTCGAATGCGAGATGCCGTGGACGAAGTAGCACTGCCCGAGCTTGATCGTGCCGGGGATGCTCAGCCCCATGTACATCGTCGAACGCTTGTAATAGGTAATGCCGCGACTCGCGAGCTTCAACACGGCCTCGGGGCCGTAGACGTCGAGCATCCCGATCGCGTCCTTCTGATTGAGGAAGTTGCGAGAGGCCCATCTCTCGACGTGGGCCTCATGATTTCCTTCAATGTAGTGGATGCGAGCGCGAGGGGCGCGGCGTTGGATCATGTCGAGGAAGAGGTTCGTCGCTTTACAATCGTCGGCGTACGACTCCGTGTACTCGTGCGTGTAATTCCGTTGGTGCGAGTTGAACGTTCCGCCACAATCTAGATGGTCCCCGAGCATCACGATCTCTTTCGGGTCGAGCGCCTTCAGGTCGCCAAGGAAGGCGTCCCGGGCGGCGATGTCGATATGCTCTCCGTGGGAATCGGGGACGATGACTCTTGCGAACTCGGAACTCATAGGTCTTCTCCGGCCGCTTCCGCGGCTTTGGGCATCAAGCAAAGTTTCAAAGCCTCAGAGCGTCCTTTACGGCTTTCGTAACGTCGGCGAACGAGTCCGCGCAGAGATGGGCGCGCGCGGTCACTCGCCCCGCCCGTCTTTGCGAAACTGCGCAATGAACTTCTGAAGCTTACGCTCGAACGCGGCGACGCGAATCGCCTGAATGAAGTACGCGAGAAGCAACCCGAGCTGCCCGAGGGCGAGGCCGGTTTGCGGGGTCATCGAACACCGAAGGGGTTAGTGGTAATACGATCCCAGCGCGCCTTCGTCATGAAATAGAATTGAGTCGGCCCCGGGTTCTCGGAATTACTTACATCCATTGCGACGACCAACATGAACCCAAAAAAACGGAAGATGCGATTGAGGGTGTGGAGCTTCAAAGGACGCTTTTCCGTCATTTGCGTAACTCCCGCGCGACCGCGCGCCACGCCTCTTGCACGTCGGGGTGAAGCGCGTACCAAGATTCGTTCGGCAAGAAGTTGCGCGCTTTGATGAAGGTGTCGTATGCGAGTCGCGCTCGCGCTTCGGTGTCCGGGTAGAAGGTCATTTGACTCCTAATTGAGCCGCGCGATTGAGGAACATTTCTTTGGCGACGCTCGGTACCCACGGCACGATCGTGTCGAACCAAGGCGCCGGCAGATCGCCCCACGCCGCCGGGGGCGGCCCGCGCAGGTCGCGCTTCTCGGTCGCCAGCGCGCGCTCGTCGGCTTCCTGGACCTCCGCCGGCAAGGGGCTCAGCGGCAATGCGAACCGCGCCCCAATGACGCGCGCGAGGTTCGCTTCGATGTCCGAGTAGTTCGAGAGGTGTTTCTTGATCGGCCGGGGGACGTCAACGAGGTAAGCCTCCGTCGCGTCGTGCATGAGTCCCGAACGCGGATACTTCGGGCAGTGCCAGCTCACGAGCACGGAATGCTGCGCAACCGAGTAGAACTCCCGGACGTGGCCCCCGAACCGGCAAAGGTTCGAGAGCGCGTGCGCGATGTCCTCGAGACAGACGTCCTCGGGCCGCGCGTCGAGCGGAAAAAATTGCTTGTCGGTGAAGGTCTGAATCCAATCACCCTTGCGGATCGGTGCGGTGAACGGCGGCGGTACGCCCCGCGAGAGCACGACTTCGCCGTGGGGCCCCTCGCGATAGACGAAATCCGGAATCTCGAGAGTCAATTGAGCACCCCTTCCGTGCCTTGAAACTTGTAAATGAACGAGTAGAGTTCGCCGTGCGCCATCACGAGCGTTCGGACCCCGAGCTTCGGCCCGGGTACACTGAGTTGCGCGATGATCTTCACGGCCTCGGGGATTTCGTTCTTCAGGTCGCGAAGCGCGACCTCGCGCGAGGCGACGTAGATGCCCGCGGCCTCGCCATCGGGCCGCACGCGGACGAGAATCACGACATCCCAGTCCGCCGAATCCCGGCGCGCGCGTTGCGCGAAGGGTTCGATCTCCTCAATGATCCATCCGAGGCCGGCGGCGAGGAAGTCTTGCGTATCCGTCGCGACGGTCATATGGCCCCCGATTTTTTGACAATCACCCCGCCGCCCACGGTGTTCAAAATAAACTGCTTTTCGCCGTCGTTACCGCACACCGTCTCCCAACACGCAGGGTGAATCTCCACGGCTACTAGCCCGCCGACACCGAGGGAACTCCCGCCAAGAAGGTGATCGAGCTTTTCGATCAATTCCAGTGCCTGAATATTGACGAATCTCATATGGCACCCGACTTCGTTTCGTAATCGTCCGTGTACGGGATTCGAGAGCGCACGGGTTGTCCCGGCGCGGGGCCGTCGGCCGCCTTCGACCCACGAGAGATAGGCTTCCCGAGGCGCTTCTCTTCGAGCTCTTGCAGCAAAGCAAGTGCTCGCCAAGCCATGGCGGCGGCATCATCGAACTCCCCGGTTTCCGGGTTCACTGTCTGGTAATCGAGAATGTGTCGAGCAATGCAATCCGGATGGTCATTCGACTTACCGCGAGAGTGGTGCAAAGGCTGTCCGGGATTGTGCTTGTCGTTGCCGCGCTTGGAGACGCGCGCGACTGCGGCAATGGCGAGCGGGAAGTAGTTGAGCACTCCGGAGAAGATCGGGATTTGCTTGCGCTCTTCGGAGTCGGTCGGGAGGACGTACCCGAACTGGCGCGGTGCCGGTTCGACGTACCCCGTGAAACCGGCGAAACCCGACGACGCATTCGCCCTACACTCGACCTCACGCGCACACGATTCGGAGCAGTAGTCCTGATCGAACTCGCAGACCGCTTCTCCGCAGTTATCGCACTCGTACGCCATCCCGTCCGCCATCCCGCACCGCCTTCTTACTAATTAGCCCCTGTCCGGCTAATTAGCGCGCTATGCGGCGGCGAGTGCGGCCTTGCGAGCTCTCTCCTCCGCCGCCCACTCGGGCGACCACGGGAGTAGCTCGCCATCGGCGTCATACCTCGGCTCGGCGCTTTTCGACCACACGGTCATCACGAGCGGCAGGGTCCGCACGGGTACTTTCGAGAGGTAAATGTTCGCGCCTTCGCACATCAAGCGGCCGAGCTCTTTCGCCGCCGCAGGGGCGCGTGCATGCGTGCATTCTGCGATGATCTCGTCATGCACGAACGCAACGACACGGCACCCGAAGAGCGGCGAAGTCGGCTCGGCGTAGCACGCGCGCGTAACGCGCCAAAGAGCTTCTTTCGCGCAATCGGCCCCGAGCGCCTGGAACCGGCGATTGCACAATGCGCTGTAGCGCATTTGGCCGCCCTGGCGCCCCGTGAAGAGGGTCTCTTCATCGCCCTCGCCATCCGCGGTCGCCATCGCCGCGAGGCGAAAGTGCTCGACCGCCTCGGGCACGCGACGCTTCCACGCCGCATTGTACTGCGCCGCCTCCTGCAAGGTGACGACGACGCCGTAGTTGTTCTTGGCATACGCTACGAACTTCTTGTCCCCGAGGCCGCCTGGTCGCCCGAAGTTGATGGCCTTCGCGCGCTGACGCATCTCTTTGATCTCGGGGTCGCCAGCTTTCTTCCGCGCGAGCGCTTCCTCGTACGTGATCCCCATCATCACGGCCGCCATAGCCAAGTGGGCGTCTCGGCCGGCGTTCAGGTCTTCGGCCAGCTTGCTCCATCCGATCTTTTCGAGGCACCACGCCGCGAAGGTATGGAGCTCCAAGCCCTCGAAGTCGGCCTGAATGAAGACGGTGCCCTCGCGCGGTCGGAACGCCTCGCGGATGCCGGCGCCGCGACTGATCGCCTGAATGTTCGGCTTCGAACACCGCGTGCGCCCCGTGTCCGCCATGTCGTACCGCGGTTGTATCGGAACCTCGCACCCCGACCGGAGCATTTTGACGTCGTTGCTCAGTTGCTTCCGAATCGTGAGGAACTGCGAATATCGACCGATGATCGATTCGTCGGGGAGTCGATCGCACGCGTCGGACCCGAGCGAGACCTTGCCCCCCGGAGTACGCGCGACGGGGATGCCCTCTTCCGCGCACGCCTTCTCCATGGCCGCCATCGCGACCTTCGTGTCGGCCGTGCCGTCGGGGCGGATGAGGCCCTCCGCCTGAAGCTCGAACTTGAGCGCTTCGAGCTCTTCGGTCAGATTCTTCTCAAGCGCATCGACCGCGGGACCATCGGTGTAGAGACCCCAGCACGACGACAGGTGCAGACCGAAAGCGGCCCTCGCCTGGCGGAACTGGTCCTGAAGCACTCCAGGGCGCTCGCGCGCGATGCGCTCTTGCGATTCGTAGAGGGCGAGCGTCGTCGTCGCGTCCGCGAGCGCATACCGCACGGGCTCGTCGGGGTCGCTGGCAAGCATCGCATGAACGTCCTTCTCTTCGACGTCTTTCGCCCACTCGGGGAGACCGTGCGAGCGCACGCGCGCCTGGAAGTGTCGCGCGACGCGCGGCCAATCGGCGATGTCCGGCTCTTGGTCGAAAGCGCGGTACATGAGGCGCCACCCGTCCTTGGCCAACCGGCGGCCGAAGTGCCGCGCGCAGCAATCGTCGAGCGAGTACTTGACCGGGGAGAGCTCGCCGTCGCTGCCCATCACGGAGCGGAAGGTCCCCCGGGCGATCTGGAGGAGCTGCTCGCGGAGGAGAGTATCGCTTATTTCGTCACGATCGTACTTCGCGAAGATGGCGGGCACGAGGTCCGGCCATTGCGCGGCGATCACTCCGAAATCGTACGCCGCGTTGTGACCGACGAGCAGCGCGTCGCCCGCGAGCCACTCTTCGATGATCGGCTTCGCGGAGTCGCGGTGTCGAATGCCGGGGCCCGCCATGCCGGCGGACATGAATTGCACGCAGACGATCGGGGGCGCGAGCAGCCCTGGCGCAATCAAAAAAGTCTCGGTATCGAAGGCTACGACTCGACTACTCACCGGGCAACCTCGCGCCGAACGCGAGAAGCCAAACCGCGAGAAAGCAGAAAACGATCGTGAGGGCGATGCGCTCGGGCGTCATTGACACGGATTATCCTCCACAACCCCGAGGGAAAAGCACTTCTCGCACGGGTCGGTCGAACTCGTGTAATACGTCATCTTGCTCAAGTCGGCCGGCACGCGCCCGGTACCCTTGCAGGGCTTGCACGGGACCGTCCAGGCGGCCCGCCCTCGCGTCGCGCGGACACGGATGCGGCTACCCTCCCGGACGACTCGCGGCTCGACGTCAGCGAGGCTCAGGCGCTTCGCTTCTTGAATCGCGGCGTCGATCGTGGCCGTCTCCGCAAGAGTCGTCTTTTCGTCGAATTGGTGCGTGATGCGGTACGTCATTCGGCCTCACAAATCGTCTCGCCACTCCGGAATACGGTGTGCCAGCACCGTCGGTCAGAACGCCCTGGCTTTTGGCGGTTGGAGTTCGCGAGACGATCTCTGAAGTCGAAAGAAAACGCACCCCGTCGACACTGCACGGGGTGCGCGAAGCTAAGTAGCGAGTCGGTAGTGGTTCGGGTTTCTAACCCTCGCCCGCGGTTACGGTCCGCTTTGCCGAAGTCGCCTCACCGTGCGCTCGCCTGATTGGGAGACCTGCGAGCGCCCGGAGAATCAGGCCGCCTGCGTCGCTTCTTGCGCCACGGGCGAGAACGTGTGAAGCGTGTGGATGAGTCGCTTGGCGCGACACTCTTCGATGCTAAGGAGCTTGCCGTCCTTGAGCTTCTTTTCGCTGGTCTGGAGAATGACTTCGCAACCGTTGAGGATGTTCATCATTTCGGGGCCCGTCTTCGTGACCTTGGCGATCGACCCGTCGGGCTGTCGAATCTGAAGGACGAAGACCGTCGTCGGCTTGTCGTTGATTGCGGCGTTGAGGTAGGCGGCGTTGTTCATCTTCATGTCGCCGTCGATTTTTGCCTTGTCGCGAGCAGCGTCGAGACCGAAACAGGCGTGCAAGAAACCGATGCACGTCTGGTATGCGGTGTCGGCGTACTGCCCTTCCATGTTGCCCTGGAACCAGGAGTAACGACCGCCGACGTACACGTCAGCGCGGTTCGAGGTGACAACGGTGAACTCGGCAATGAAAGAGCGCTGGCCCTTGCCTGTCGTGATGATCTTGCAGAGATCGACCCGCACGCGACCGATGAAGTCGGCGGGGAAGTACGGGAGCTTGTTGCTTGCGTCGAGTTGATTGGCGCGGTCGGTGAAAAATGCTTGGGGGGCGGTGTTCATGTTGATGTCCTTGTCGATGGGGTTACGGGAGTGCTACGAGAGGGGATTCGCGCGACGCGCTGACGGCGCGGCAGTACTCGTCGTACGCGGCGGCGCCAACGCCGGGGGCCTGGCCGCACTCGTTCACGGCGCGCGCTTCGACGCTGTCGCGCGTGAGGCGCCCACGGCCGGTGACCCACTTCTTGGCGAACTCGCCAAGGCCGAGGGGGCTACCGTGAACTTGCAAAGTGAGCCATTGATTGAACGAAACGCGGGTCGACATTTTCGAAGCCTTTTCGGTGCGGGGTCCTTGAAAGACAGTCTACTCATCAATTAGCCCTTGTCCAGCTAATTAGGGTCATGCCGCCCACCTCTTTCCGCGACGCCCCGTCTCCGCTGGCCAGTCGATATCCGCGAGCTGCAACTTTTGCGTGAATCCGAGAAGCGCCGATTTCACGGAAGAAGAATTGAGCGCGCGAGGCATGGCCTCGAGGTGTTCTCTACACCCGACAAGTACGTCCACTGTCACCTCGTCCTCCGGTTGCCCCTGACGGTGCGTGCGCCCGATGAGCTGCTCGAAGAACTCCGAATCCCCGCGCGGGGCCGTAATGAGGTTGTCGCACCACTTGAACTGCAAATCGCGGCCGGTAAGGTTGGCGTGCGATGCGATGACCGGGCCCGTGACCTCCGGGTCCAGATCGAAGGGTACCTTGCTGTCGACCTTGCCAGAAAGGCCCCCGGCCCCGAAGAACGGCAAGCCCGTGCGGCGCGAGAGCTCGCGACCGAAGAGAATGTGCTCGACCCAACAGATCCCCTTCGGGTGCGTCTTGAGCCACTCCGCGCAGACGTTCAGCGCCGTGTCATCATGCCAGACCTCTTTCGAGTTCACGTCGAAGGTCGGCTTGATCTTGCGCCATTCCCCGAGCAAGTCGTACTCGTCTTCGATCTCCCCCCGATCGACGGCGTTCGTGACCTGAAGCTCGCTATCGATGCCGGCGCGCGACGAGCTAGGGGCCTTGAGCGTCTCGCGGACGAGCTGCGCCCACTGCCGGCGCTTGTCGAGCCATTCTGTCGGCGCGGGCGGGTCCCACGTGTAATGCATCCCGAGGCTGAGCTGCCGCGCGCACGCCCAAATCTGCACGGCCTCCGTGAGCGCGAAGCCGTCGGGGCGACACGACGTGTCGCGCAAGATCTGAAAGTTCGCTTCGGTCGCGGCATTCGGTTGGTACTCGATTGCGTTGATTTGAAGCGACCCGCCATAGTCCTGCACCGCGTCCGAGATGATGATTCCCCCCGTACCGAGCATGCGCTTCTGGAAGATGACGCGCGCGCGATGGCGATCGTCATCGAACATTTCGCTGTCGTTCGTCGCACCAGGCATGAGCTCGAGAAGCTGCCCCGGGGGCCGCATGGAGAACGGGTTGATGTTCTCGTCGAGCGCTTCCGACCACTCCATGAGTGTCGCGGCGTACAGCGGCGTCGGGGACGCCTCGCGATGCGACCACTCGAGAAGGTGTGCGAAATCCTTGACGCTCTTCTTCATCGGCGTGCCCGCGAGGGGGACGAACGTGAGCGCCTCGTCCCGCGCGCGCTTGCCTTCGATGTACCGCCGGAACCGACGGGTCACGGCGGCGCGGAGGTTCTTCAGCTTGTGCGCTTCGTCGGCGAGAATCAGGTCGGGTTGCTCGCGGTCCAGGTACGCGGCGCCCGACACGCGCGAGATGAAGTCGTACGACTTGATCCTCAGGTCCTTACGCACTTGCCAGTACTTCGCCATCTCGTGCCAGGCGTGCTCGGTCTTCACGAGCAGGCCGCCGGGAACGACGAGCAGCGGGCGCTTCGCCTCGAGTACGCGCCCCGCGAGAAAACTAATCAAGGTCTTCCCGGCCCCGACGCGGAGGGGGAAGAAGCCTTTTCCGTGCGTTCCCAGGTCGTAGAGCGCTCGCGCCTGCACGTCCTTCAAGCGCAGCGGGTTGCCGCGCCCGTCGACCTCGACGCCCGGGTTCTTCAGCAACCGGGTCATCTCGTCGGTGAGGTTGTCGGGATATGCCTCTTCCCCGCGCACGGGAAGACCCCGCACGCGAAGGAAGTCGGCGCTCGCGACGACGGGCGGTTTGGAAAAACCGGCCATCAGTCGTCCTCGCCCTCGGCATTGCAGAAGACAGCCACGGTCCGCCCGACTCCCGAAAGGGCGCCGGCAACAGGTCGCCACGCCCCGTGACCCGCTTGCGCTTCATCGTCCCATACTTGCACCACGTCCGTGCCGGAGAAGTGTGCGAGCAAGTCGCGGAGTTCTTGAACGGTCATGCGGCTCTTCCTAGCTCTTCGAGCAGCGCAAGCTTGTACTGCAATTTTTTCCAGGCGTGCGTGTTGCGCATCTCGCGCGCCTTGAACTTCTCGGCGAGCGCGGTGAGCTGCGCGGGCGATGTCGCGGCGGCGATGTCGCGCTCCGCGTGCTTTCGGGTGAGCGCCTTCTTGGCGCGCGCTTGCTGCGGGGCCGGTGTCTTCGCATGTTTCATCGCATTCCCCACGGTCGGTCGCCATTTGGCGTCGTCGGATAGGTCGGCGGCGCGTACGGGTTCTTCGGGGCCCGCTTGCGCAGGCAGGTCTCACACTCGTCATTGTAGTTGTGCGGCGTGTACGTCACGCACTGGGCGCAGTGGGAGAGAATCATGACGGCCCCGTCTCGAGGACGACGTCCGCCGCGCCGTCCCACTTCATCATCTCGGCCGCGCGCGCGAGTGCCTGCTCATACGTGCCCCAGAAGCGGTATACGCGATTCTCACGCACCGCAGAGCCAAGCACGGGCACGAGGAAGGTATACGTGATGACTTGCTGTCGAGCGTTCATCGAACGGCCTCGACGACCGTGTCGCTGATCGACCGGAGATGCGAGAGGCACAACACGGCCTCGGGAGACATCGGGGAGATGACGACGAGCGCCGTCGGCTTCTCGTGTTGCACGATCGCCTCGAACATCGACAGAAGCATTCCGTTACCCTTGCCGTACTCGTAGAGGCGGTAGTCCTGCGGGCCGATGGCGACCTTCGCCTTGGCCACGAGATTATCGAAGTTCGGGCGAGGATCGCACCCGATAGAGACGCTCGGGATACAACCGACGTAGAGCGTGTCGATGCGATGCTTCGCGGGGGCGGGCGGCGGTGCGACTTCCATTCGGGTCGGGTTCGTGTTCACGGTGCCGGTCAACTCCGCGGAGGGTGACCCTCCGGGCGCGGGAATTTGTTCCGCGGGCGCGACCGAAACGGCGGCCGGCGGCACGGTCGGTTGCGCCAACTCGGCCGCGCGCGAGATTTGCACCGACGGCGGCGGCACCGAGGCCACCTTGCGCGGGCGTCCGGGTTTGCGCTTCGGGGGATTGACCTGACCGGGGGCGACCTCGGTCGCCATGAACTCCGCCGAGAACGTCGTGGGGCCGCTGGGGGTCACCACGGTGACCGGGGCGGGCCCCAGCGCGGGCGCGCCGGCCGAGAGGGCCTCGAGAGCGCGAAGGCGCGACGGGCCGCCTGCGGGCACGTACGGCGGGGGAGATGCGGGCGCGACGGCGGGCGCCTCGGGGATGTCGATACGGGTCGGCTCGTACCCATTGTTACCGACGGGGGCGGGGGTCGCCGCGACGGGCGCGGCCGTCGTATTCGCCGGGCCATTGAATGCGTTCTGAGCTTCGAGTCTTGCGAGCAAGGGATTCATCGGTTTCTTTCCTGCGGTTGAGGGGTCACGAAAAAACGAAATGTTGCAACGGGCTTGGTGAGGGCACGGGCGGCCGTAGTCCCAACACGCATCGGGGTTCGGTTCGATCACGTCTAGGATGTACTTGTGTTTGCCGGCGGGATCGTCGGGCGCGTTGCTCGCGGCCGTCTGCATGTCGTCGGCGAAGGTCTCAAGGACCTCGAACATCTTGCGCGCGTGCCCGCGGGTCATCGTGAAAGTCACCGGCTCGCACTTGATGGGCTTCGCTTTGCGAATGTACAGCCACGTGCCTTTGAGCGTGGCGTCGTCGGGAAGCGGCGCCGCGTTCTCCATTCGCCGGAACATTCGCTCCGCGTAGAGCACGGCTTGTGGGTCGTGCTGCAACTCTTCTGGCGTCTTCTTCCACTTGAAGTGCGAAGTTGTCTTGTAATCCCGCAAGTCTCCCGGCTTTTCGATGTCGATCTTCCCGCGCCACGTGTGGCGCCCGCGAAAAGTAAATTCACCCTCGATTGAGGC